TTAGTCTTTATCTGCCGGACTTAAGGTCACAGAAGAGAGATAATTCAGCAGGGCGATATCGTTCTCGACACCCAGCTTCATCATCGCAGATTTCTTCTGGCTACTGATGGTTTTAATACTGCGGTTCAGCTTTTTAGCGATCTCGGTCACCAGGAAGCCTTCCGCAAACAGGCGCAGAACTTCACTCTCTTTTGGCGAGAGACGCTTGTCACCGTAACCACCAGCACTGATTTTTTCCAACAGGCGAGAAACGCTTTCCGGGGTAAATTTCTTCCCTTTCTGCAGCGCGGCGAGAGCTTTCGGCAGATCGGTCGGTGCACCTTGTTTCAGCACGATCCCTTCGATATCCAGATCCAATACCGCACTAAGAATCGCCGGGTTGTTGTTCATGGTCAGAACAATGATCGACAGGCTTGGGAAATGGCGCTTGATGTACTTGATTAAGGTAATGCCATCGCCGTACTTATCGCCAGGCATGGAGAGATCGGTAATCAACACATGCGCATCCAGTTTCGGCAGGTTGTTGATCAGTGCTGTAGAGTCTTCAAATTCGCCGACAACATTCACCCACTCAATTTGCTCAAGTGATTTGCGAATACCGAACAAGACTATCGGATGGTCATCGGCAATAATTACGTTCATATTGTTCATGTACTTGCACCTATGTATTAACTATTTGATTTTAAAAATATATTCTATGCTTTGTTTAGTCGTTGGGGCACCTGTGGGACATAAGTACATAGCTTTCTGTTTAGTACTTCTACCTGGGACTGGTTATTGTCTTTCATCCATGCACCGTAAACATTGTAAACCATCTGGGCATTCGCATGTCCCATCTGGTTGGCTATGAAGTTTGGATTTGCTCCGGCAGTTAAAGCCCAGCAAGCATAAGTATGCCGAGACTGATACGCTTTTCTATGGCGAATTTTTGCTCGTTTTAATGCAGATTCCCATGTTCTGTTGATGGATGTTACGGCATAATGAACTCCTGAGTTACCTGTGCGATCTAATATCTGAGGATTGAAAACAAAGCTGCATGAGTGAGTGCTTGTCCGGCCATACTCTCGCAGCTTTACTTCTATCTGATATTGTTTACCAAGCCTGGTTAATGTCGCCTGATTTTTTAATACGTCAATTGCTGGCTGTATGAGTTGTATTACCCTGTTTGTTCCTGCATCTGTTTTGGGTAGTGTAAATTCCTTTGTCTGAGTGTAATTCCTTTTGACGGTCAAGGTACCCGCTTCCAGATCGATATCCTCCCATGCTAGCCCACACAGTTCGCCATGCCGCATCCCGGTATATACAGCCAGCGACCAGAAATTTTTAGTTTGCTGGTGGTGGCACGCATCAATCAGTCTGGCAAACTCATCTTTTGTTAGTGGATCGGGAGGTGTTTTCGCTCTTTTCAGTGATGGAAGCTCACTGAAAGGGTTTTTGCCTATATACCCATTGTTTGCCGCAAAACGGAACATCCCGGAGATAATTGTCATATAGCTATTTACAGTAGGTACACTACGACCTTTAATAGGCTTCCTCTGATTTTTTCCTGGCAACTGATATCCCGTTAATAATTCTTTACGAAAAATGAGAACATCTTCCTGTGTAATTGATGATGCCAGTTTGTTCCCTCCAAGGCAGTCAAGGCAATTTCGGATAGCTGATTTGTATCTGACCATGGCATTTGCTGTTATTTCCATTTTCTTAAGCTCAAGCCATTTTTCCGAAAGTGCCTTAATGGTTATCTCTTTTTTTCCCAGACCAAAATGTTTCAGGTTAGGGGAATTAGGGAACTGCGCGGCGTAGTCGAAGCTCCCCATTCTTATTGCAAAACAAACGGAAGTGCGAAGTTCACCTGCGATCTTCCGGTTTTTGGCGGTGTCAGGAACACCGAGGTTTTCTCTGACACGTTTGCCGTTATAGTGAAACCATATGCGGAGTGATCCTCCATGGTTTTCAACGCCTGTCGGGTATGATGCGTTACTCATTAAACCTCCCAGACGTCCAGGAGCATTAACAGGTTAACCGGAACTTGCATTTTTGGCACCTGGTTGTTTCTGGTTTTCGATCCAGCGCATAATTTCCTCAATGTTGTATACACATTCACTGAAAGGCCCGGGCTCTCCTTCTGCTGCGTAATGACGGTATTCTTTCCCCAGTAACCAGGATTTTTTTCTTGCTCTGGCAATGGTTCCTGATTTCAGTCCAGTTGCAGCAATAAGGGTTCTTTCTGTGCACCATTTGCTGGGCGTTATCTGATAGATGATTGTTTCCATTCCTGACTCACACTATCTTCAGGCCACGGCAGTGGCACCACACGTCAAACATTCGCTTTACAACTTCACGGCAGTAGAAGCCGTGAGCATCTCTGGTTAAATCGTATCGGTACCCGTATCTGAGTCGTATCCATATTTCAAACTCGCGATTCACGACTTATTCTCCTGCTGTCTTTATGCCAGTTCATCCGGTTGCGCTGGGGCCCAGGCCTTCCGTGGCCTGTATTTGCGGCGTTTTCTGGCTTCAATGCGTATCTTTGTCACCCTGACTGGCTTTGGTTCGTGCCGGAACACTTTGTTTCTGATATTACGCCGTGTATTCATCATCCAGATAAAACGCTGGGTATGGTCGCATCCGTCATCAACGGTAATTACTGTGCGGACCAGTTCATCGTTAATATCAACCATTTCACCCATTCACTGAGCCCTCATACGCGAATTTCGTGGCTTCCATCAGTTGCGTCCATACCCATTCAAGAAATTGTGCGTTTTCTCCTGAGCGGTCATATTCATCGACGCTGCGGGGCTTGATGGTCGCCAGTAGTGGCACAATCCGGTACTTCATCTGTTCGGTTAACTTGTCCGGTACAAGTCGCCAGCCGTTATATTTCGATGGAACATGGTGGTATTCAGCCAGGAAGCGTCGTATATCGTTTTTCATTTCCTCGCATGAGTTCTGATCATGAAGTGCAGCGGAAAGCCAGCGTCCGATATATTCAGGGATTCGCACATCAAGTACTTTTTCTGCCGTCGTCAGCATTGCCTGTCGGCAGGCGTTCCAGCCGTTGACATAGTGACGTGTTGCATCCCATGAAACCTGCACATCAGGGTAAGCATCCTGTTCTGTTCTCACTGGCGGTATCTGAGGAACAGTGAATAGTGGACTGACGATATATTTATCCAGAGAGCCTCCCCGCTCTTCTGCAAGATTTTCCCACGATGTCATTGTGGGGACCCTGTAACCTGCTTTTTTGTGCGTATACATCCATGCTACTCTGCCGTTATCATCTGCGGCGGCAATGCGCTGCCAGGCAGGATAAAGCGGGGTGTATGTTTCTCTGTCATTACGGGCGTCAGGCATGGCATCAATACTGCAAACTTCCCCCGTAAGGTTATTCAGCCAGGCCTTCGGGCTAATCTCTGACGTTACGATTTCATCCAGTTTTTTCTCCAGATTTTCTATGTGACTGATTAGCGCAAGGATAACTGGCGGAGTGGCAAGGGAGTGAAATGCTTCCAGATCACATCCCTTGTCTCCATATACGGTATTTTGTGCGGCGTCACGCAGTGCTTTCAGATCAGCTTCTTTCATCGTTCAGACTCCCTTGTTGCTGTTTTGTAGGCGCGCAGGATGTCGCGTGTTTTTCCTGATAATGACGACTTAACCAGGAAAAAGCCGCTCCGGCTTTCTGTGATGTCCGGCGTGCACAGAAGTACCGCATCAACGACACGATTATGTTTTCGCAATGTCAGGCGGGAACTGGTGATAATCAGTTTTGCCTGTTCGCCGTAATCGGTGAATGAAATAATCATCTGATGGCGATCTCCGTTATGAAAGTGTTCCTGCTGGTTCAATGCTGATAATTTCTGCTGCAATAAGCATACCTGCCAGCCATGCTTCGCCGAGCATGTCCTCATCCGTACATGCAAGATCACCGATCTGTATTGTGGCCATAATGTTAGTTTCACCGGTATATTCATCCTGTGCTTCTTCATACGGCAGCTCTTCATAAAGGTTTTCAATTGCGCAGGTTATTACATCCAGTCCCGTCAGATTGCCGACAACGTCCACTTCAAATGTTTCGCGGTACTCCCATTGCCCGAGTGTCAGACGAACCGTCTGTCTTGCCATGCGCCTGCATAATGTCATGTTCGGGTCGTAGTTCATGATTGCCGCAGTAGTGCTATTCATGTTCTGCCTCCGGTGTGTAAATAGCTTTGTCGTGTTTAAATTCACCGTTCCAGTTTTTCTTCATAGGGAGTTCACCGTTCATGTAAAACTGGTATAAACGGTGGCATCCTTTTTCCAGCAATACGGGGGTGAATTTCGTGAATGTTGCTTTCCCGTGTGGAGTGATCTGTACTGCTTCTTCGGTCAGGTATCTGTCACGGGCATAAGAGGCCGTGCGCCAGCGGGGTGTTTTCTCCGGATCGCGTTGTTCGTTGAATACCCATTTTCGGCCAGACAGCCACCACATTATCTGGCTGGTATTTACGCCGTTCAGCGCACGGCAGAACTGGGGAACAGTCATGCCTTTAGAGAAATGTTTTTCCAGACTGTCTACGGTTGCAGAGAGCGTTTTATTTTCCAGGGCCATAGCTTCAGCCCGTTCTTCGGCCTCAATAACCATCAACGCGAGTTCCTTGCGAGTGAGTACGCGCTGAACATCGATGTTTTCCCGCTGAGTGAAGTAGAACTCCACAAGGTCTTCGTGATAGTTCCACGCCTGATCCGTTTCCAGCAATTTTGCGTGGTTGGCTGCGCCGCGTTCGGTCCAGAGGATGAGGGATCGAACATTGCTGGCAATTTTCACAGAGTAGCTTTGAGATACTCTGTGCTTAAGTTCACGTAGTTCATCGCCTTCCAGCAAAAAATAATGCTTTCCAACAACGAATCGTTCTTCGTTTCGGGAATGATTCTGGCGAATACGGATTGGTGTTGCTCCATAACCTGCCGCCAGTTGTTCAGTGGTCACAACGCGTTGACCGCGATATTCGATAATTTGCAAATCACGGGCTGCCACCGGCACAAGTTCAGTTGATTTTTTCATCATTACACCTCACGAAAAGCTGATTAGTGGAACACTCTGGTTTCCGGTTCTGAGTTGTCAGTGGCTTCACTGATAAGCCCATCCAGAATCATGTGCATCGCTCTGTAACCTTCCATTGTGATGCCGGTTTTTTCGCCGTCGCCCAGAGCGCCGGTGAATGCTTTGTACATAAGAATGCTTTTGAGCAGCCCTGATTCCGCTCCGTAAGTTTCTATGAGTGCCCATTCCATATAGTTCTGCATAGCGAGACGTAATGGTTTCAGGTAGATTGTCATGCCACCGTTGTGGCCTCTGTACATGGTGCCCTTGTCTGTACCGCCATTCTCGTTAAGCACTTCGGTCCAGCCGTTTCTGGTGAGCTGTTCAGAGAAGAACATGGCGGTATAAAGCCAGCGCCAGTACATGATTGTCTTTTCCGGCGCGAGCTCACCTGTCATGCCTTTTTCTTCTGCTTCACTGATGCAACACACTATTTCCAGACCATGCCAGATCGGCTCGTCAAAACAGCCTTCATCGAGCATTTCCAGTGCTTTGTTGATATCAAGCAGTCCGTAAGGTGTGTGGATACCTTCAGCGGTAAGAAAAAATAACTGTTCAGTTGCAGTCATGGTTTGCTCTCTTCTTAAATGGTCTTTGCGCGACAAGCCGGCAATACTGATCAATCCAGGCGTTGTATTTTTCCATCCAGGCATCAAACTGTTTTCTGCGTGCAAGGATGCGCAACAGGCGATGAAAACAACGCCCGTGAGCTCTGTAGTATTCGGGCGTAATTTCTCCCGGATGAAAGACTTCTCCATATTCCGGATGCATCAGGCGCTGGTCAGGCAGACGTTTTTCAAAACCTGAACTTTCGAATACCTTCGTTGTCATAAAATGAGCGAGATGTATGATGGCCGTTTTTCGCGTGAAGCATTTCTTAACTTGTCCGTGGCGGCAGACTCTGTAAACAGGGCCGCAATCGAGTTCGTATTTATGAAAAGCACGGTCGATTCCGGCATTATTTATTGCACTGTATTCCGTATCACTGAAGAAAGGTGGAAATACGATGTATCCTTCCATTGTCAGCGCCAGAACGCGCGGATCGGTTTCTGTCAGCCATTCGTTTTCTGTGAATTCTTCAGAATTAATTTCAATGATTTCAGGTTCTTCTTTCATGGTTACTCCGTGTTCATCCGGTGTTAATTACTTTTATTCACTCTGAGCGCAGCCAGAAGATGTGGCTCAGCAATTCGTTTGTTGCGATATATCTGTGATACAGCCTGGCCTTTTCAGGTTGTAAAAATCCCCGACAATAAAGCTGTAAATTAATTACTGTTCTTAAATAATGTTATTCGTTTTCAGTCCGGCACAGATGCTTTTCTGCTTTGTCTGCTGTACAGGATAATGAGCGGAAAAGACAATTCATCATGTTTAGCGCATCTGGTGAACCAATATCACCGCTGTCAATAATCACCTGTAACAAAGACAGGCTTTCTGTTATCTCGCAGTGGACATTATCGAGTACTTCAACGCAATTATTCATTTTTCATTATCTCCGTTATTCCGGGGGAGGAGCTATGCTGTTAATGATTAACGCATCTGGTAATATGCCCCTCTTTAATGTAATCGATGCATTCATTCAAAAGTTCATCAATGATTAACTTTCCTGATTCAGTCAGATACTCACCATGTTGGTTGATACCGACAGCATCCTGGTATGCAGTGCGTATTGCTGTTTCACCATCTTTCCGCCCAAACTCACCACGGGTAACGCCTTCAAATCGTAATAGCAACTGGTTTATGAACTGTTCTGTTATTTCAATAGTTGTTAACTCTCCATCATGACGCTTTACAGTGAGGAGATTACTTCCTGTTTTTCGTTTCATCCGCCGCAGTGCTGCAACCGTTATGCGGCGACGATATGCAGAAATGTATTTATCTTTCATTTGTTATTTCCCGTATGCCTTTTTGAGAAACAATACTGCAACTGACCAGTATCCGGCATCAGCCATTAATAAAGCGGTTTTATAGGCATGTTTGTCTTTCATGTGTCATCCCCATTTTTAAATAGTGAGAATTCACGACCGCAGACCGTCATGTTTTTATGTATGATTGTCTGTTTAATTTCCTTTATTCGTTCTCAGAGCATCAACATACTCGTAAGCCTTTTCACAGGTTTTATTCATGGAACGAATCAGACAAAGTAAGAAATCATCTGTCTCTCCGTTATCACCAGAGTTTTTAAATATAAACTCAAGCATTGACGTGTTTTCTTTTATTTCTGCTGCCACTTCCTCAAGCATAATCAGGGGAGTTTTCATGTTCTTTGTTCCTTAAATGCATCGCATGCGCTTCTGGCGTATTGTTGTGCCAGTAAAAAGATGTCATCCGAAAGTTCATCACATTCTTCATCACCGGAAGCCGAAATGATTAACCCCGCTTCAAGCAGTACTGCAATGTGATGAAAAGCTGTTTCCGGTTCGTTGGTGAGGCCTTTGAACATTTTCATCTTACGATTCCTTTGTAGTGTCAGAATGGAAACCTGTAAGTAACCACATCGGATCGCAGTCAAGTATATTTGCCAGAGGAATCACCTGGCTTGCCAGAGGTTCAGCCTTGCCGTTCTCCCACTGGATGATGGTTTCTTCATCAACTCCAAGCAGCGTGGCGAGTTCAGCGGTGGATAGACCGCAGCTTTCGCGTTGGGTGCGGATCTCATGGGGGCAATCAGAAATGTTTTGTTTATGAATTAACAAAGATAATGTGTGAGATACTTTGTTTATTATATCCCACGCCATTCCGGCGCATGACTCGATATCATTGGCAAGAGTTGTATCTGGCGCTGCTTTTGCGATAAGAGCAATGAGGGAGCCAAGATTTTTTAAATCTTCAATGCATGATAGCGTAGTTTTTTGGAACATATTAATGATACCTCAGTTACTTTTTTAGTATGGTAACTAAAGTATCATTCATGGGCAAGCGTTTTTTGATACTAAAGTATCTTTCTTAGAAAATATCCCATCGGGCATCCACGATCACGCCGACGATTTCACAATCATCATCTATTTCAATGATGGGATACTGAGGATTGAGTGGTTTCAGGAAAGATCTTCCCATTTCAGTCACATATTTTTTGAATGTTGCTTCGTTGGTTGATTTTTTTCTTGCGATAACGTAACAGCCTGAATGTACAGCTTTGTCTGGGTTTACGAGAATAGACATACCCTCAGGAAAGGTGATTCCAACAGGCGAGGTCATTGAATCACCATGTACTTCAAGCCAAAAACCTCTTTCACCTGCATATTTGACAGAATGTCTCCAGTTATCATGGTCATACATGCTGTAATCATCTCCAGCAGTAGAGAATAGTCCGGCCTGGACCCAGTTAATAACGGGATAGGAATGAAATGCGTCTTTTTGAGGACAACTCTTAACATTGTTTTCCCAGTTTACAGATTGTTCTTCTCCATTTTGTAGCCATTGTGGAGTGCAGTTTAGGGCTGTGGCTACCTTGAATAAAGTATCTCCGTTGAAGCTTTTAGTAAGTCCTTGCTCTGCTTTGCTTATAGCCACGCGGGTTATACCGGCTTTTTTTGCTAATGCATCTTGTGTCAATCCTGCCCGTTGCCTGGCGCTGCTAAGGCGCTCTCCCAAAGTTCTCATTTTATCTCTCCTGTTTTTTCGGTCGATACTAAAGTAGCACATATTCTTGATACTTTAGATTCATTTGTTGTACATTTATGGACGCTAAAGTATCAATCAGTGAGTGAGAGATGACTCTTTACGAAATTTTAAAAGCTGAGTTTAAAACCAATGCTGCAATTGGTCGCCGTTTCCCTAAGAGAGGAAAACCTAGAGGTAGTCAGGGCGTTGGAAAGTGGAAAACCCGAGGTGTGCCGGAAGATGTGGCGATCCTTTGTCATCTGGATCCCAAAATTCCTTATCAGCATCCGTCGCTCATGAATGCCAGTCATGAATCGTGATGTTCTGCCGGAGGCTGTATGTCCCCTGATTACGTTCAGATGGAGATGCCTGCCAGGTACAGCCAGGCAGATTCAGAGTGGATTAAGCGGCAGTTACAGAGCCTGCCTTCCTCACTGAGACAGAAGGTCGCCCTGAAATACGCGGAGGTTTACGAAGTTACTTTTGATTCCGAGCCTGTTTCATTCCGTAAGGAGAACAGAGCGAGGCATGAAGCCAATGTACGGCTGCGCAGGTTCGTTGAAACACACGGGCGTGCATTACAGGGGTATACGACTCAGCCGCCCCTGGCAGGAACGCAACAGCGTACCTGAATGGTGTTGGTCTTAAAGGTGACCGACGGGCTGAGACCCCACTTCTCAGGATGCACCTGTGTACTACCAAGCTAGTACATAAGTTGAGAGGGGGGTAAGGGGGGGAGTGCCCGTGTGTTAGTGCGAAGCACTGGAACGGGATCTTCCAACAGACGGGTACAGAGGTTAGGTAGATCTCGATCTAAAGGGGGGCACCCCTGAAAAAACGGCTGCATCAGCAAACTAGTACATCATGGTTAAAATATGAGTGCTGAACTGAAACTGGTACTAATCAACCTTCTGGAAGAGGAATTCGGACATGGAATGGACAAGGTCACATTCGACTACGTTCTGCAAAAGAAAATCAAATCCCTGGGCTGTGAGTTGCAACGCTGTTTCACTGTCAGGCTGAAAGGTGATCGCAAGGGATTTATCGATCTTCTGGTTATTTCTCCCGATGGTCAGCGTTGCGCAGTTGAGGTGGATAACCGATCGCCTCGTCAGCGTTCACTGATGAAAATTCGAGCGCTTCCTGAAGGCATTTCGGGATTTGTTTTTCTCCGTGATGGCAAACATCCACAGCGTTATATCGCCGATGGTGTGGATGTCATCCGGGCGACCCGGTTTAAGTAATCACTGTATCAGCCCTGTCATCGGGAGAATACCATGCTGAATATCAAGCCGAATTTTGCTCAGGAACGTGCGCTGAATATGTTGCGTCATGACTGGAAAACATATCAGTCCTTCATGATGTACATGCCTACAGGGAGTGGTAAAACCGGCCTGGCGGCGTTCATCACTGCTGGTCTGGTAAGCCGTGGCATGCGCGTTCTGTTTGTCGTTCCTTATACCATTTTGATCAACCAGACAGCACAGCGCTTTGTTCAGTACGGGCTTTCCGGGGATGAAATCAGCTTTATCTGGCGTGATCATCCCAATAACGACCCGTCACGACTGATTCAGATTGCCAGTGCGGATACGCTGATTCGCCGTGATTTTCCTCAGAATATCGACCTGCTGATTATTGATGAAGCGCATCTCCGTAAGCGCCGCATCCTCACGGAAATCGAACGACTGGTTGCAGAGGGAAATGTGAAGGTGATTGGGTTGTCCGGTACACCCTTTTCATCGTTCCTGGGGCGTTATTACCAGCGTCTTCTCAAGCCGACCACTATAGGGGAACTGATCCAGCGTGGCGAACTGAGCAATTACGAATTTTATGCGCCCACGAAACCGGATCTGGAAGGTGTAAAAACGAAAGTCTCAATGGAGTACGGCAGGGATTACGACGAATCACAACTGGCAGAGATTATGTGCGGCGCGGATCTGGTTGGCGATATTGTCGATAACTGGCTGTGTAACGGAAGGGATTTACCGACAGTGGCGTTCTGCGTCAATAAAACGCATGCCAGCTTCGTGACCATGCAGTTCAACAAAGCCGGAATTAACGCAGAGGTGATGGTTGCTGAAACGCCACATGATGAGCGTCAGTTAATGATCAGTCGTTTTGAAACGGGAGCGACGAAAATCATTGTCAGCGTTGGCGTTCTGGTGGCGGGATTTGACAGTGATGTCCGGTGCATCATTTACGCACGCCCGACAAAATCAGAGATTCGCTGGCTTCAGGCGATTGGGAGAGGATTGCGTACAGCGCCAGGAAAGGAGTCATGCCTGATTTTCGACCATTCCGGTACGGTTCATCGCCTGGGATTTCCTGAAAATATTGAGTATGACGAACTGCCCGGCAAAAACGACGGGATGCAGGTGTCATCATCACGTGGTAACGAAATTCGGGAAGAAAAACTGCCGAAAGAATGTCCGGGGTGTCATTTCATGAAACCGGCAGGTGTTTATGTCTGTCCGAAATGCGGATTTAAACCGCTGGCTGGTGAGGATGTGAACACAGATACCCGCCGCAATATCAGGAAACTCAGCAAGGACGAAAAAATTTACACCAAAAGCGACAAACAGGCCTGGTGGAGTCAGATCAAATTCTATCAGCGTCAGCGTGCCTCTCTGGGGCGACCGGTCAGCGATGGATGGTGCGCTCACACTTTCCGGGAGAAGTTCGGCGAATGGCCTGACGGGCTGAGCAGTTTTCCGATGGAAATCACCCCGGAGGTCAGTAATTACATCAGACACAAATTCATCCGGTTTGCCAGAGGGCGTAGCCGGGCAGAGAAGATGACGGAAAAATCCCCCGAAGCGCTTTCTCTGTCCCTGCTTCATGGTGTCCGGTCTGGGGTGCCGGAAGGCAGTGAGTCGTGGCAGATCATGCAGGCAAAGCAACAACTTCAGAAAAACAGAAACAGTCTGAGTCAGTAAGATGAAAACAGCAGAAGCAGCGAAAGGCCACTGGCCTGAAATTTTAAAACATTACGGACTGCCGCCAGTCACGGGTAAAAAGCACTTCAAAGGGGAATGTCCGGTTTGTGGTGCCAGAGGTAAGTTCCGTATTGATGACCGTGATGGCACCGGAACGTGGATCTGTGTTTGTGGTAGCGGTGACGGCATGAAACTGATCGCTCTGACACAAAAAAGAGCGTTTCATGAAATTTGCGCTGAAATAGACCGCATCACGGGGAATGAATACCGGAGAGATAAACCGCCTGTGATCTGTACGTCGGAAAGCCTGAGATCGCGCGTTCAGCGTCGATTTTCAGCGCTCACGGCGCTACAGGGAACATCTGGTGCTGAATATCTTCGTTCCCGTGGCATATTCAGTCTTCCGGTTGAGGGAGTTCGCTTCAACAGCCAGCAAAATTATAACGGGCGCATGTTCCAGTCTCTTTATGCCCTGGCGACCGATGACAAGGGAGAACTGTGTTACCTGCATCAGACATTGCTTGATGGAGCTAAAAAAGCAGACATTGGTATCAGCGCCAGAAGGCTCAAATCTTTACAGGACGATAACTATCTGGACCATGCCCGGTCAGTTGCTATCAGGATGTTTCCGGTAGCCAGTACACTGGGTATAGCTGAAGGTATCGAAACCGCGTTGTCCGCACATCAGATTTACAAAGTAAATACCTGGGCAACCATTAACAGTGGTTTTATGAAAAAGTTCCGCGTACCGGCGGGAGTCACCCATCTGATTATTTTTGCCGATCGCGATGAATACAGTGCTACCGGAATGGCTGCGGCCTGTGAATGCGCACATGCAAATCTCCAGGCCCGAAATGACATTCAGCGGGTAAGTGTCCGGTGGCCTGATCATGATGATTTCAACAATATGCTCATGAACGGCGATCAGGTTCGGGAACTGGTTTTTTACAGAAAAAAGGCGGTTGCGTGATGCGTACGGACAATCAGGTACATAAAGCTTTATTCACTATCCCGGCGGCAGCGTACAGCGCCGTTCCGGCAAATATCAAACCTCTGCCAGAACAAAGGAGGATCACCGGACATAAACAGACTGATGCTTATCTCTGGATTCTGGAGGTTATTCACCTGAACGAGGCCGTACATCTGGACGCAGCCGAAGCAGCACTGGAGAAACTCAAAATAACGCCGGAAGAAGCGAGTGAACGGTATGGACGTTATTTGCAGGAGATTAATGTTGATCCTTTCCAGATTGCTTTCGCAACCATAGGCATGGATAACCCGGCGCAGGCGATCAGGAATGCCCGTGAGAATATCAAAAAAGCCGCATCAGTCAGGGCCACATTTGGCAGCTATGAGGCAGCACTCGACGATGTGGAGGCTGAGCGGATAATTCGCACCTCCCCGAAATTTATCGACGATTACTACTGGGGCTGGACTGCGGCAGAGAAAAAAGCCGGAAGTATTGACGGTGTTCGCTCAAATGAAATTGATGATCAGCGTCGTGCATATGTTGATGGCTATCGTGATGTACTGCCAGAGCCTCATACATTGTCAGACGTTGTTCGTGAGTTTATTTACTGGGACTGGCTTTATGAGATGCGCCAGACAGCGGGGAGAGAAACAGGGGACAAATACGGTTTCACAGGTGAACATCATGAGTCAGTATATGATCGGCAGTTCTGGCTCGAAAATTTGCTGGGAAAAATAAAGCCTGTGACGCGTGATGAAGCGGTTGAAGTGTGTCGCTGGTTTCTGGCAAGCGGAAAAGATGAGTACATGGAAGACAATGGTTCAGCGGTCATTCTCAATCTGGTTGGGGAGTGTGAGCAATGAAGCCGGAGATATCCAGTAGACATTTTCCCCCTGAGCATTCAAATCAGAAAAAGTATGGTTACAGCGGAGTACAGAATAATGCGTGATATCCAACAGGTTCTGTCCCGATGGGGTGCATGGGTGGTAAATAATCATGAGAGTGTGGCATGGTCCGGCGTCGCTGCCGGATTTAAGGGAGTGATCCCATCAAAGGTTAAATCACGGCCTCAGTGTACCGATGATGATGCGCTGATTATCAGCAATTGCATGGCGCAACTGAACGTCAACAACAGCGATTTGCATGATTTTCTGTATGATTATTATGTGTTCGGGATGACGCTTATGGGACTGGGCCGTAAGCATGAGCGCTCTGATTGCTGGGCCGGGCGGGTACTGCAAAAAGCTGAAGGTGTTATTGAGGGGATGTTGATTATGCAGGGAATAAAACTGGAAATGGACAGATACGTTGAGCGTGAACGATCAGGGGCACAGGTCAGTCAGTTTTCCGGACATACGGGAAATTGAAAGCGCGGGGTTTTACTGTAGAATGACTGCGGGTGCTTGAGGGGGTCTGCCTCGGGCATGCTGCCGTAAGGCAGACGGAGAAAAGCCCCAGTTAACATTACGTGTCCTGCAAGACGCTTAACATTAATCTGAGGCCCAATCTATGTCACACAACCGTAGGTTAGCCTCTTACGTGCCGGAAGGCAAGGAGAAGCAGTCTATGAAGCAGCAAAAGGCGATGTTAATTCGCCCTGATCGTCATCTGTTTAACCGTCATAGTGACGGCACTGGTAACGAGGAAAGACCTCTGCGAGGTACGGATCCGAACCGGCCAGACGGAGGTCGCTGTCTTCGTAGACTACGAATCTGAGAAGTAAGAGACCAGGCGGGGGAGTAATCTCCCGCCACCTCTGATGTGTCAGGCATCCTCAACGCACCCGTACTTTATTTGTCATATGCTCCGCAAAATGCAGGTTGTCGTTGCAACCCGTGCGGTAATTTTTTGTGTGCGAGTGCTCAAAAAACGTTGATTTTCATAAAAGGATAATTTTATGCTGCCAGACCAGCGACCAGCGACCAGCGACCAGCGACCAGCGACCAGCGACCAGCGACCAGCGACCAGCGACCAGCGACCAGCGACCAGCGACCAGCGACCAGCGACCAGCGACCAGCGACCAGCGACCAGCGACCAGCGACCAGCGACCAGCGACCAGCGACCAGCGACCAGCGACCAGCGACCAGCGACCAGCGACCAGCGACCAGCGACCAGCGACCAGCGACCAGCGACCAGCGACCAGCGACCAGCGACCAGCGACCAGCGACCAGCGACCAGCGACCAGCGACCAGCGACCAGCGACCAGCGACCAGCGACCAGCGACCAGCGACCAGCGACCAGCGACCAGCGACCAGCGACCAGCGACCAGCGACCAGCGACCAGCGACCAGCGACCACCAGCGACCAGCGACCAGCGACCAGCGACCAGCGACCAGCGACCAGCGACCAGCGACCAGCGACCAGCGACCAGCGACCAGCGACCAGCGACCAGCGACCAGCGACCAGCGACCAGCGACCAGCGACCAGCGACCAGCGACCAGCGACCAGCGACCAGCGACCAGCGACCAGCGACCAGCGCGACCAGCGACCAGCGACCAGCGACCAGCGACCAGCGACCAGCGACCAGCGACCAGCGACCAGCGACCAGCGACCAGCGACCAGCGACCAGCGACCAGCGACCAGCGACCAGCGACCAGCGACCAGCGACCAGCGACCAGCGACCGTAAATCAAGAAAGTCTGTAAAATCTGTTGAACCAGACATTGCCGACCGGGCTAACAGCTGGCTCAAATCTTATGGACTTGATTACAAACTGGAGCAGGCACCACTTAACAACGAGATCGATAACGCACTGGATGCTTATTTTTCGAAAAATGGCGGCGCAGGCGGTAATCGTCCCGACGTAAAACTCCTTGTTCAGGACAAATACGGCAAGCAGTATCCCGTTCTCATCGAGTATAAAGGCTACAAGGACAGGCTTATCAGACTTGGCAGCAACGGTATTATTGAGAACAAAGATGCCAGAAAAGAATGGAATTTTAAAAATATTAATGGATACGCGGTGAATGGCGCAGTCCATTATGCCAACGCACTTCTTCAGTTCACCAATTACCCTGATATTATTGCTATTGGTATGACCGGCTGGCGCGATGATGATACAGGCGAACTGCATCATGAAATCGGCGTGTGGTACGTATCAAAGAATAATTTAGGAGCCGGGCAGAAGGTTGGTGAATTCACCGACTTATCATTCCTTGCTGACAAAAATGTTGATGGATTTCTCAACAAGATAAAGCTGCTTAATCTTCCTCCCGAAGAACTGGAAAAAATCAAGGCCAGCAAAGAGGAAGAGATAGACACGCGACTTTCCCGTCTGAATAACGATATTTACCAGAATGAAAAGGGGCTTGGTGAAAGCGATCGTGTTTACCTTGTTGTGGCTACCGTTATTGCAACGTTGGGGATTCCGGGAAAGTTAGCACCGCTGGATAAAAAAGAACTGACCTCTTCAACGGAGGAGGACTTGCGTGATGGTGATATTATTTTCAGGAAAATAAGGAATTTTTTAAGGCTGAAAGCTGTTCCTGAAACAAAAAGAGAAATGATTTTGCGCTCGTTGCAAAATACGCTGTGGACTGAAAACATTAACAAACCAGTCAACGGTGAAAGCCAGTTAAAGCGCGTGTTTGTTAAAGTTGTTGATGATCTTGGGGAGTATTACAAAATCGGACTGACCACCGATTTTACGGGCAAACTGTTTAATGAGATGTATCGCTGGCTTGGATTTACGCAGGACAAACTCAATGACGTCGTTCTGACACCACCTTATGTTGCCACATTGCTGGCACGACTCGCCAGAGTAAACAAAGATTCCTATGTGTGGGATTTTGCTACAGGTTCTGCGGGATTGCTTGTGGCTGCAATGAATGAAATGCTCATTGACGCCAGAGAAAATATTCACTCACCGAATGAACTACAACTTAAGGAAGCGCAAATCAAGGCTGAACAGCTTCTTGGCCTTGAGGTGTTATCCAGTATTTATATGCTGGCCATCCTGAATATGATTTTGATGGGGGATGGTAGCTCGAATATCCTCAATAAAGACTCGCTAGCCGATTTTGACGGCAAGTATGGATTTGGGAAAACAGGAGAAAAATTCCCTGCGGACGCATTTATTCTCAATCCTCCGTATTCAGCTAAAGGTAACGGCATGATTTTCGTGCAGAAGGCGCTGTCGATGATGGATAAAGGCTATGCTGCAGTGATTATCCAGAGTTCAGCCGGCACAGGAAAGGCTACGGAGTACAACAAAAAAATACTCAAGGAAAATACCTTGCTGGCAAGCATCAAAATGCCTGCGGATCTGTTTATTGGTAAATCAAGCGTTCAGACGTACATTTACGTTTTTCAGGTAAAAATTCCGCATAACGCGAAACAGGCTGTTAAGTTTATCGACTTTTCCAATGACGGCTATGCTCGCTCTAATCGCAAAAAGGCAAGAAACAATCTTGTTGATGCCGATCGTGCAAAAGAGCGTTATCAGGAGGTTGTGGATCTGGTTCACTTCGGGAAAGGTTGCCTTAATATCTTTACGGAGGATGAATATTTTGAGGGAACAATCGATCCTGATAGTGGTGAGGACTGGAATCAGACTAGGCCAGTAGATACCAGACCGACACTGGAGGATTTTAAAAAGACGGTTGGCGACTATCTTGCGTGGGAGGTGTCAAAACTTCTTCAGGGGCGTGATGCGTCAGAAAAAAAGCAGTAAACTCCCGTCTTGCAGAGCTTGAGCGGGAGTTTATTAAATCTGGTGGTAAATGGGAAGAATACACAATCGAAAGATTGTTCAGTATTCAGACACCTAAAAAGAAATTTAATGCCAATAAATTAACATTTAATGGCAACTATCCTTATGTTGCCAGAGGAAGTAACAATAACGGCATAAAAGGATATATAGATGAAGATGAATTATATCTCAACCCGGGGAATACAATTAGCTTTGGTCAGGATACTGCGACTATGTTCTATCAGGAAAACGCATATTTCACAGGTGATAAAATAAAGATTTTTTCTCTCAGGCATGGAGAGTTAAATTCGCGAATTGCTTTTTTTCTTATATCAGCAATGAAAAAATCTTTTTCAACGTTTAGTTGGGGGAGTAGCTCTTTTAATGAGAATGTTCTCAATAAGGTAAAGATAAATATACCTACGTTTAATAATGTTCCTGCATATAATTATATGGTAAAGTATATAGAAGAGCTGGAAGCGGCCCATATAGAAGAGCTGGAAGCGGCCCATATAGAAGAGCTGGAAGCATACCTGATAGCTGCTGGGCTGAGTGATTACCAACTAACGGAAAAAGATTATCTTATCCTGGAACATTTTAAAAATATTGAATTTTCAGGCTTTCCTGTTACTGAGTTATTCTCAGTGTGCAATACAGGAAACATATTGTCTAGAGACATCATAGAAAATAGTGGGGATGTTCCTTATCTTTGTGCTAGCCGTGAGAATAACTCTGTTAGTTCTTATATCGCCTATGATAACTCACTCTTGGAAAAAGGGAACTGTATTTTTATTGGTGGTAAGACATTCGTTGTAACTTATCAGGAGCGAGACTTTTTTTCAAACGACAGTCATAATTTGCGACTCTATGTTAACAATGAGGATGGAAGGACAAAGTTTGCTTATTTGGGCATTATTTCATGTATTTATAGATCTATTTCACATAAATATTCATGGGGGATAGTGTTAGTAATAGAAAAATTAAGAACGATGTTGTTTGGTTGCCAGTAAAAAATAAGTCACCTGACTTTTGTTATATAAATGACCTTATTTCAGTTGTTCATAAGCTTGTCATTAAAGATGTTGTCCAGTACGCAGAACGCAAAATGAACGCATACAGGCAAGCTATAACAAGTCGCGGTTATGATGATTCTGGTGTCAGTTAAAAAACATTTTACAATCGTAAAAATCCTCATATCATGATAAGAATGGTTACATTGCCACGCTGCTTAACCCGCCGATGCGCGGGTTTTTTGTATCCGGAATCCTGTTAGTTATACGGAAAGTACACAGAAAGGAAGGTGCGACCGCAATTAATAACAAAATCTTAAAAATCGCATATGGCACTATTAGTTTTCTAAATATTGTATATTTTGAGTATTGTAGGATATCCCCTGTAACGAAGTTTGCGTAACAGCATTTTGCTCTACGAGTTTGCCAGCCTCCCCCAGTGGCTGGCTTTTTTTGTATCCGTTCAACAGGAATGTTACATACCTCACAATTAAGTCAGTTGAAGGTTGTCTGCCCGGATGAGAATTTGTTAGAAAATTTCTGCATGGTGAATCCCCCTGAGCGGCGGGGCATATCAGCGTCACAGGTGTTTCTGTTTTACCTCTATCCTTTCTGTGCGGGTTCAGGTGCTGATACTGAACTCACCGGGAGGCACCCGGCACCATGCAGTATACAGAGATTAGGCATATACCAGGGCCCCTCATAGCAGGGGCCTTTTTACATGCAAAAAAAAGCCGCCCCGGGAAGAGCGGTTGGCAAGAAGAAAAGCAATATGAACAATTAATTAACGCTGCGAATAATACCTTACAGTAATCACCCTGCGCAACTGTGAGGAGTGTATTTCTTTTTTGCGGGTGGTTGTCTTTTTCCCTTGTGTTTCGGGACTTCCGTTCACTCCTTATCTTATTCAGTACATTATCCCGGCCGGGAGGATTCATGGCATTTAAACACTATGACGTGGTCAGGGCGGCGTCGCCGTCAGACCTTGCGGAAAAACTGACTCAAAAACTGAAGGAAGGGTGGCAGCCTTATGGTAGTGCCCTGATTTCGACAGCTGGTTATGGTGCGGAGTTTATCCAGCCTGTTGTGAGTGACAGGGATATCTCATCACCTGCGGAGCCAGGCAGTCACCCGACCGTTTCAACGAAGCCTGCAGCCGAACCAGAATATTACTATGTGATCGCGCTTGCTGGTCAGTCCAATGGTATGTCATACGGTGAGGGGCTGCCATTACCGGATACATTCGACAGCCCTGATCCACGAATTAAACAGTTAGCGCGCCGCAGTACGGTGACACCGGGAGGTGCTGCTTGTACCTATAACGATATTATCCCGGCAGATCACTGTCTCCATGATGTGGAGGATATGACAGGGCTTAATCATCCCAAAGCGGATTTATCGAAAGGTCAGTACGGCTGTGTGGGACAGGGGCTGCATATCGCCAAAAAGCTTCTGCCATTTATACCGGCGAATGCGGGCATTCTTCTTGTTCCGTGCTGCCGTGGTGGTTCAGCTTTCACCACCGGAACTGATGGCACATACAGTGACACTACTGGCGCCTCAGAGAGTTCCACCCGCTGGGGGGTGGACAAGCCGCTGTATAAGGACCTCATTGGTCGTACAAAAGCCGCGCTGGCGAAGAATCCGAAAAATGTGCTGCTTGCCGTTGTGTGGATGCAGGGGGAGTTTGATTTCAGCGGCACGCCAGCGAATCACACGGCTCAGTTTGGCGCACTGGTGGATAAATACCGTGCGGACCTTGCAGATATGGTGGGACAGTGTGTTGGTGGTTCTGCTGACGGTGTTCCCTGGATTTGTGGAGACACAACATATTTCTGGAAGCAGAAGAACGAAACGGCGTACCAGACGGTGTACGGTAGTTACAAAAACAAAACGGAAAAGAATATCCATTTCGTGCCGTTCATGACCGATGAGAACGGGGTGAATGTGCCGACGAACAAACCGGAAGAAGACCCGGATATTCCGGGTATCGGGTATTACGGTTCAAAATGGCGAACGGACAGAAGCACCTGGACATCTCAGGACAGGGCCAGTCATTTCAGTTCATGGGCTCGCCGTGGGATTATTTCCGACCGTCTGGCAACGGCGATTCTGAGCTGCGCGGGTAAGTCTTCTGCGTTTGTTAATGGTACTGCCGGGGTGGTTGTTCCAGACAGACCGGTTACCACCTCAGAGTCTGTAATTTTTTACGATGCCAAAAAAGCTTCAGACAATCAGCTGAAACCTTATGGCTGGGATGGTATGGATGGCAGACGCACACTGGTTGATGACAGCGGCAATAAAGCTCTGCGAATTGAGAAAAATAACAGCGCGAAATCCTGGTCAATGTACTGTGATATTGCTGCAGACAAGGCAAAACTGTTACTGGAAAAAGGCGGGGAAATTGCTGTCCGGTTTAAAATCCCCGAAAACGTCAATCTTGAAACAACCAGAAACAAGTATGCCTTTGGTTTGTACTGGCGAATAGCGGAATGGCCGGGTGAGGGTGGTGAAGGCTATCTGAGTTCTTTCTTTGTCCAGACAGATAAAGCCAGTATTGATGTTGCATACCATCATACAGGTAATCAACAAAAAGAACTTGGCACGTTTGGCGCATTCGACCATGACTGGCATACGCTTGCATTTAAATTTAAGGGCAGTAACAGCATTAATGTTACTCCGGTGCTTGATGGTGTGGATGGACAGGCGTTTGACCTGGTGAAATGGGCCAATACTGCTAATGAACTCAACAGGTTTGTCATTACGGATATTACAGGTAGTGCAGAAACCTACCCTGTACTTATTGATACGGTGGAAGTTAAAGCAAACAAAGCTGGAGCAGCCGCATAATTGCTAAAAAAAGCCGCCAGCGGCAGGAATGGAAGCTGGCGGTGGTAATCCCAATGGAGAATGTAAAGAAAAGATGCTTTCGTACATCGGTTGTTTTTTAAATGAAAACAGTTCTCATTGTCAACCATAACGGTAAGAAATTATGACATTTATTCATCAGGTGATGCTGTACTTCTGTACGGCGGTCTGTGTGCTGTATCTTCTTTCGGGTGGGTACAGGGCAGTGCGCGATTTCTGGCGCAGGCAGATTGATAAAAGGGCTGCTGAGAAAATCAGCGCCAGTCAGTCAGCCGGAAGCAAACCCGAAGAGCCGCTCATTTAGCGGCAACTTTCTTAACAACCCTTTTCAACGAGAAAATCCCATGTCAGAAATCACATCCCTGGTCACTGCAGAGGCAGTGAAGGAAGTCCTGCGCTCTGAAGAAGTCAGAAGCGCACTGAAACAGAAACTTCGCCAGAATCTGGAGGAACGCCTCGATGCTGAAGTGGATGCCATTCTGGATGAGCTGCTCGGCGTACCGGCAGAGCCACTGACTGAAGCGGGAGATACCACCGCAGAGAACGGTAAACCTCAGCCTGAATTACCGGTAGCCGATGCAACTGAACCGCAACCTGAAACGGTCATGATGCTGTAACGGGCTGTCAGGGCCGCCAGTAAACCACTGGTGGTCTTTTTATTGTTGTGAGCTTCCGTTGCGCGGGAGACGGGGTATGTACCAGATGGAAAAAATCACAACAGGTGTGTCATACACCACGTCAGCGGTGGGGACGGGCTACTGGTTCCTGCAGTTGCTGGACAGGGTTTCCCCGTCTCAGTGGGCGGCAATAGGCGTGCTGGGGAGTCTGCTGTTTGGGCTGCTGACGTACCTGACGAACCTGTATTTCAAAATTAAAGAAGACCGGCGTAAGGCGGCGCGGGGAGAGTAAGCTGATGAGCAGGAAACTCCGCTATGGTTTATCGGCTGCCGTTCTGGCGCTGATTTGTGCAGGGGCGTCTGCGCCTGAAATCCTCGACCAGTTTCTGGATGAAAAGGAAGGTAACCACACCACAGCATACCGTGATGGTGCGGGTATCTGGACCATCTGTCGTGGTGCCATCATGGTGGATGGTAAGCCTGTCCTCCCGGGCATGAAGCTGTCGAAAGAAAAATGCGACCAGGTTAATGCCATTGAACGTGATAAGGCACTGGCATGGGTGGAGAAAAACATCAGAGTGCCACTGACTGAACCCCAGAAAGCGGGGATCGCGTCATTCTGTCCGTACAACATTGGCCCCGGTAAGTGTTTCAGCTCAACGTTTTACCGGAAACTGAACGCCGGAGACCGTAAAGGCGCATGTGCTGAAATTCGTCGCTGGATATATGACGGTGGTCAGGACTGCCGTATTCGCTCAAATAACTGTTATGGTCAGGTACCCCGTCGTGACCAGGAGAGCGCGCTGGCGTGCTGGGGAATCGACAGATAAGCAGAATATTTTGCTGAAAAATGACGTTGGCCAACGCGGACGGATAACACGAAATCCTGCGAACTGGCAAAACCTAAGTGAATAAAAGTAAAAACCCCGTTTGTTGGCAGCAAGCGGGGTTTTGTGTTTCTGACCTTGGATAAGGCAAGGGAGAAATTATGGGTAGGGAGGTGCTTCCCCTGTGAGGAAGTATAAAAGATTCTTTCTGAGGTTGTCCATTATGAAAGGCATTGAAGTGGAGACGCCAGCCAGTCTGGATTTAACAAGAGCGGCAGCTTTTGCCATTCGTATTGTGGCCATTGCTGTTCTGGTCTGGGCAATCCGTTGGTGGTGATATGAACCGTGTTCTGTGTGTGGTGATTATTGTCCTGCTGGTAGCCTGTGGTGCGCTTAGTCTGGGGCTGAATCATTACCGCGATAACGCCATCACCTACAAAGCGCAGCGCGATAAAAAAGCCAGAGAGCTGGAACAGGCGAATGCCACCATTACTGACATGCAGGTGCGCCAGCGTGATGTTGCTGCGCTCGATGCAAAATACTCGAGGGAATTAGCCGATGCGAGAGCTGAAAATGAAACTCTTCGCGCTGACGTTGCCGCTGGTCGTAAGCGCCTGCGTATCAACGCCACCTGTCCCGGCTCCGTGCGTGAAGCCCCCACCACCTCCGGCGTGGATAATGCAACCGGGCCCCGACTGGCAGACACCGCTGAACGGGATTATTTCATCCTCAGAGAACGGTTGATGACAATGCAGAAGCAGCTGGAAGGGGCGCAGGAATATATCCGCACTCAGTGCCTGAATTAACAGAGCCAGCTTAATCGCTGGCTTTTTCATATCTGAATTTCACCGCGCACCGCAGCGCACAATAACCACCGAACCTGCCCCTTTGGAATGAGCCTTTGAGGATACCAGTTAGTGCTGGCGAGCCTCGGTGGGCTGGTTTCCTGTGCGGCAAAGGTTCATTTCAAAGAGCAGGTACACGCTATGAACTATCCGACGATTGTTGACGGTATTGATTTTCGCCAACTGGTAACAGCGGCAGATGGCGAACCAATAACAGACTCTTTTCAGATCGCTAAGGCGTTTGGTAAGCGTCATGCGGACGTATTGAGGGCGCTGAAAAATTGCCATTGCTCTGAAGATTTCCGGAGAGCGCATTTTTGCGTTGCCGAAAAAATCAATGAGTTAGGGATTTTCGACAAGAAGCAGATTTACTACCGCATGGACTTTAGCGGCTTCGTTATGTTGGTCATGGGATTTAACGGGGCAAAAGCTGATGCCGTTAAAGAAGCCTATATTAATGCCTTTAACTGGATGTCCGCTGAACTCCGTAAGTTCAGTGAAAGTTATGAAGCTGAACGCAACGCTGTAATGCTGGAATACATGAAAGAGAAAGATGTTGCCAGTATGTCAGGTCGTTTGCTCAATCGCTGGGGCAGGGTGAAGAAGCCTCAGTTGCTGGCAAGGCTGGACAGGCTGGAGCAACAGGGACAGATTGCGTTACCCGGATTTGATAAAGGCATTTCAGCCTGACATAACCATGCGCCGTATCGTCGCCGTATTCCCGCATAAACAGAGACCGCAGCCACCTTATCTGCGTGAGTGTGCGGGGGTAATCAAAAACGATGCACACCGGGTTTTCTCATTTTTCACGAGATGGGAGCGATTTCCCGCGAAGCCGCCTGTCCGGTGCGGTGGTGGAAGAAACCGGATAAAACAACCTCATTGTACAAATATCGATCAAGTATGGCGCTGCTGTGTGAATTCTGAAAAATCACAGCGGCCATTGTGCATCAGTTTTTAACAGAGGACGTCAGAAAGTGACATGGCAAAGCTGGACTGGAAAAAGCTGGAGCAGGCATTCCGACGCGAACATGCCGAAACGGGAATAACATTACTGGACTGGTGCCGGAAGAAAAAGATTAATTACAACACCGCCAGAACCCGTATAAAAATGGGCAAAATCGATCATGAAATTGATCATAAAACCGATCATGAAATCGATCATGACATCTCAGATGAAGAACCCAGCAATGACGCGTGTTCCGACGATGAAAAATGCGCAAAAAACTCTGAAAAAAACTGCGCAAATTCGGCAGAAACGAAACGGATTCGTGGTTCCCGACTTTTACCTCCTTCAAACGCTTTTTCTCAGCGAAACACCCACGCCGTAAGACACCGTGGATATGCGAAGTATCTTGAGGCAGATAACCTCATGGATGATGCGTCCGACATGGTGCTGTTCGATGAACTGGTGTTCACCCGGGCCCGCGCACTTTCAGTAACTAAGGCACTTAAAGGGATGTTCGCCGACCTGGAAAAGGCAACTGACGTGGAAACCCGCGTTGCTCTTTACGACAAAATACTCAAAGCTGAACAGGCCCTTGACCGGAATATTGCCCGTATCGAGTCAATTGAACGCTCATTGCTGACGCTGGACGTCCTGGCTGAGACAGCACCAAAACTTCGTGCTGACCGGGAAAGAATCAACGCCGCCAGAGATAAACTCAGAGCGGAAACCGATATTCTGACCAGCCAGCGCCGGGGCGTTGTTACGCCTGTCAGTGACATCGTGTCATCGCTGCATGAAATGAGTAATTCGGGGAGACTGGATGACATTCCGGAAGAATGAACCGCGATGTGATGAGCCGTCAGAAATGACCGAGGCTGAACAACGTCTGTTCATTATGACAAAACTGAGCAATCCCTGGTGGCGCCTCAATCATCTCTACAAAATACAGAACGAAAAAGGTGAACTGGTCACCTTCAGAATGCGACCGGCGCAACGTCAGTTGTTTCGTAACATGCATAATAAAAACATTATCCTGAAAGCGCGCCAGCTGGGATTTTCCACAGCCATTGATATTTATCTTCTCGACCAGGCATTATTCATTCCGCATCTCAAATGCGGGATCGTCGCTCAGGATAAACAGGCTGCCAGTGAAATTTTCCGCACAAAAATTGCTGTACCGTTTGATCATCTCCCTGACTGGCTGAGAGCCTCATTCACCATCGTTGAACGTCGTAGCGGTGCCAGCGGTGGCTATATCCTGTTTGGTCACGGCTCGAGTATTCAGGTGGCAACCTCATTTCGCTCAGGTACGGTGCAGCGCCTGCATATCTCAGAGCACGGCAAAATTTGCGCGAAATATCCGGCTAAGGCGAAAGAGCTGCGAACCGGTACGCTTAATGCCGTCTCTGATGAATGCATTATTTTTGATGAATCCACGGCTGAAGGCGTGGGTGGTGATTTTTACGAGATGAGTAACCGTGCACAGGAGAGCACTGCATCAGGCTTATTGCTGACGGCACAGGATTATAAATTCCATTTTTACGCATGGTGGCAGGATCCTAAATACAGCGCCAGAGTGCCTGAAAGCGGGCTGAAGCTGTCACGGGAAAAAATGACGTATTTTTCTGCGGTTGAGAAGGCAATGAACATCACGCTTACCGATGAGCAGAAGCAGTGGTACATCAGTAAGGAAACTGAACAGCGTGAGGAAATGAAGCAGGAGTTTCCCTCAACGCCACAGGAGGCGTTTCTGACGTCCGGACGACGTGTGTTCAGTGCCGAAAGTACGTTGCAGGCAGAATCATTCTGTTCGCCACCGATGATTGTTTATGACATTGAACCTGTTACAGGAGCGAAGACTAAAGCTCAGTCTCTGCGTGAAGGAAATAAAAACGAGTTGCAGCGGACGCTGATGAATTATCTGCTGGTATGGGAACTGCCGGATCCGGATGAAGAGTATGTTTGTGGGGCAGATACTGCCGAAGGGCTGGAGCACGGAGACCGCTCATCGCTGGATGTTGTCAAACGCAGTAATGGCGAGCAGGTGGCTCACTGGTTCGGGCATCTCGATGCTGAACTTTTTGCTCATCTCATTTCGCAGGTCTGTCGTATGTATAACAACGCGTTTGTGGGGCCGGAGCGTAATAATCACGGACATGCAGTTATCCTGAAACTCCGGGAACTCTATCCGACACGTTATATCTACAACGAACAGTATCTTGACCAGGCATATGACGACGATACGCCCCGCCTTGGCTGGCTGACAACCCGTCAGAGCAAACCTGTTCTGACCGAAGGAATGAAAACGCTCCTGAATAATGGAATATCAGGGATCCGCTGGTCAGGCACATTATCGGAAATGAACACCTACGTTTATGACGCGAAAGGCTCCATGAATGCACAGGAAGGCTGTTTTGATGATCAACTCATGAGCTACATGATTGCCCAGGAGATGCGCGCCAGAATGCCTGTGAGGGTAAAACAGAAAACGGATAAACGCAGAACTACACACTGGATGGCTCACTGATGAAAAATGAAACTAACACCATGGCGACGAAAAACGACAATGGAGCCACGCCGCGTTTTTCTCAGCGCCAGTTACAGGCGCTTTGTTCTGATATTGACAGCCAGCCTAAATGGCGTGATGCCGCAAACAAGGCCTGTGCGTATTACGATGGCGATCAGTTGCCACCGGAAGTTCTTCAGGTTCTGAAAGATCGCGGTCAGCCGATGACTATCCATAACCTCATCGCGCCTACCGTCGATGGCGTTCTGGGAATGGAGGCCAAAACACGGACTGATCTGGTGGTGATGTCAGACGAGCCAGATGATGAAACTGAAAAACTGGCTGAAGCTATTAATGCTGAATTTGCCGATGCATGCCGCCTTGGCAATATGAATAAAGCCCGATCTGATGCCTATGCGGAACAAATCAAGGCGGGCCTCAGTTGGGTGGAGGTCAGACGAAACAGCGATCCGTTCGGGCCTGAATTTAAGGTGTCTACTGTCAGCCGGAATGAGGTTTTCTGGGACTGGCTGAGCCGGGAGGCTGATTTAAGTGACTGCCGCTGGCTGATGCGTCGCCGCTGGATGGATACCGATGAGGCAAAAGCTACATTCCCAGGAATGGCTCAGGTTATCGATTATGCCATTGATGACTGGCGTGGTTTTGTCGATACCACGGTTACTGAAGGCCAGCCCAGTCCGTTGATGAGTGCATGGGAAGAGTATCAGTCATGGGATCGACAGCAGAACGAATGGCTTCAGCGTGAACGCCGTCGTGTGCTGCTTCAGGTGGTTTATTACCGTACATTCGAGCGTCTTCCGGTGATTGAACTCAGTAATGGACGGGTGGTGGCCTTTGATAAAAATAATCTGATGCAGGCGGTAGCTGTGGCATCCGGGCGGGTTCAGGTGAAAGTCGGGCGGGTAAGCCGTATTCGTGAAGCCTGGTTTGTCGGGCCACACTTTATTGTGGATCGCCCCTGTAGTGCTCCGCAGGGGATGTTTCCGCTGGTTCCTTTCTGGGGATACCGAAAGGATAAAACCGGGGAGCCATACGGGCTAATTTCCCGCGCCATTCCGGCACAGGATGAGGTGAATTTTCGTCGTATCAAGCTGACCTGGTTGCTTCAGGCCAAACGCGTGATTATGGACGAGGATGCCACCCAGTTGTCAGACAACGACCTGATGGAGCAGATCGAACGTCCGGATGGCATTATTAAACTGAATCCGGTCCGAAAAAATCAGAAAAGTGTCGCAGATGTTTTTCGGGTTGAGCAGGATTTTCAGGTTGCCAGCCAGCAGTTTCAGGTCATGCAGGAATCGGAAAAACTTATCCAGGATACCATGGGGGTTTATTCCGCATTTCTCGGGCAGGATTCAGGTGCGACGTCAGGCGTGGCTATCAGTAACCTGGTGGAGCAGGGGGCCACAACCCTTGCGGAAATCAACGATAACTACCAGTTTGCCTGCCAGCAGGTGGGAAGACTGTTGCTGGCTTATCTTCTCGATGACCTGAAAAAGCGGCGTAATCATGCAGTGGTGATTAATCGCGATGATCGCCAGCGTCGCCAGACCATTGTCCTCAATGCTGAAGGTGATAATGGTGAACTGACCAATGATATTTCAAGGTTAAATACACATATTGCGCTGGCGCCTGTTCAGCAGACACCTGCGTTTAAGGCACAGCTTGCACAGAGAATGTCAGAGGTTATTCAGGGGCTGCCGCCTCAGGTGCAGGCTGTTGTGCTCGACCTGTGGGTTAATCTTCTGGATGTGCCGCAGAAACAGGAGTTTGTTGAGCGTATTCGTGCTGCGCTGGGGACGCCAAAATCACCGGATGAAATGACGCCGGAAGAACAGGAAGTAGCGGCACAACAACAGGCACTTCAGCAACAACAGGCAGAACTCCAGATGCGCGAGATGGCTGGCAGAGTGGCAAAACTGGAAGCTGACGCCGCCAGGGCACATGCTGCTGCACAACGGGATAATGCCAGTGCACAGCGGGAAGTCGCCCTGACACAGGGGCAGCGTTATGTGGATGCGCTTAACCAGGCACATACGGCAGAAATCATTACCGGCATACAGAATATGGAACAGGAGCAGGACGTTCTTCAGCAACAGATGCTGTATACGTTACAACAGCGGATGAATGAAATGTCGCTCTGAAAACTCTGGCTTCAACTGAACCCCGTCATCGTACGGGGTTTTTTGTTTCCGGAGGTAAGCGTTCCGGGAGCGGTGCGCTTATTCGCGGGGGCAGCGATAAGCCTTATTTACTCAACCATTCGGATCTGTCCGATAAACAGACCATGCGGAGTTATTTATGGATTTTGAATTTACGGGTGAAGAAACCCCGGAACAACTGGAAAAAATGTTGGAAGGACTTGGGGATGTGGATATTGACAGTCACGCACAGGACGTCGTGACGGAAGATACCACGGAAAAAAATGCGGATGAGGAAGCACAGACTCAGACGGGCGATAACAATGTGGCACCGACGCCGGATGCCAGTGTGGAGCAGACGCAGGACGTGAAGGAGCCGGAAGTGAAGGGGGTGCTCACCCGCGACGGTAAACACGTCATTCCCTATGAAGTCCTTGAGGCTGAACGTTCCGGTAAGCAACGGGCCGAACAGGAAGCCGCACTTCTTCGTGGGCAGATAGCTGAAGAAAAACGCAGGGTGGAACTGCTGACGTCTCAGATCCACCAGGCCGGTATGAAGCCCACACCGTTACCGGAAAACGAAAAAATTTCTGATGAGCAGATTGCCCGTATCAGGGAGATGTATCCGGAAATTGGTGACGCGGTGGCTTCGCTCATCCGTAAAAATAACTATCTCCAGTCCCGTGTTCAGCAATCAACACAGCAGGCAGAAGGTAATGGTGGTGAGGATTTATCACCGGTTCTTGATGCGATGAATGCCGTGCCGGTGCTGAAAACGTGGCAGGAGTCCGATCCGGATCGCTTCTCGGTTGCTGTATCCATCGACGGGAAGCTCCAGAATGACCCCGCATGGAAAGACAAAACGCTCACTGAACGTTTCGCTGAAGTGGCCCGTCGTACGCAGGTTGCTTTCGGTGAAGTCAGTGAGTCGTCTGCTGACAACCAGGCAGACAAAACGGATATCCGGAAAACGGCGGAAGAGAAAGTGAAGACCGCTGAACGGGAGCAGGCAGTACCAGCTTCCCCGTCAGATTTAGGCACTACGGCCTCCGTCGGAACCGGTGATAATTTTGAACGGTTACTTGGCGCTTCTCATTCAGAGGCAGAGGCGATTATGCGTGGTATGACGAATGCTGAAATAGACGCGCTTCTGGAGAAGCTCGGGTAACTTACTGAAGGAGTACTGAAGTAATGACGACTGTAACATCAGCCCAGGCGAATAAGCTGTATCAGGTGGCGCTTTTTACCGCTGCCAATCGCAACCGCTCGATGGTCAATATCCTCACTGAACAGCAGGAAGCGCCAAAAGCAGTTTCGCCGGACAAGAAAAGCACAAAGCAGACCAGCGCGGGTGCGCCGGTTGTCCGTATCACAGACCTTAACAAACAGGCCGGTGATGAAGTGACCTTCAGCATCATGCACAAACTCTCAAAACGTCCGACGATGGGAGATGAGCGTGTTGAAGGTCGTGGTGAGGATCTCAGCCATGCTGACTTCTCCCTGAAAATCAATCAGGGACGTCACCTGGTGGATGCAGGCGGACGTATGAGTCAGCAGCGCACGAAGTTTAACCTGGCATCCTCTGCCAGAACGCTTCTGGGGACGTACTTTAATGACCTGCAGGACCAGTGTGCGATAGTGCATCTTGCGGGAGCTCGTGGTGATTTTGTTGCTGACGACACCATTCTGCCGACAGCGGAGCACCCTGAATTCAAAAAAATCATGATCAACGATGTACTGCCTCCGACACATGACCGTCACTTTTTTGGCGGTGATGCGACAAGCTTTGAGCAGATTGAAGCGGCAGATATTTTTTCTATTGGCCTGGTGGACAATCTCTCCCTGTTCATTGACGAAATGGCGCATCCGTTACAGCCGGTTCGTCTGTCCGGTGATGAACTTCACGGAGAAGATCCATATTACGTCCTGTACGTCACGCCGCGTCAGTGGAATGACTGGTACACCTCGACGTCCGGTAAGGACTGGAACCAGATGATGGTTCGTGCCGTGAACCGTGCAAAAGGTTTTAATCATCCGCTGTTCAAAGGTGAATGTGCGATGTGGCGCAATATCCTGGTTCGTAAGTATGCGGGTATGCCGATCCGTTTCTATCAGGGGTCAAAGGTTCTGGTATCAGAGAATAACCTGACGGCAACCACGAAAGAGGTCGCTGCTGCAACCAATATTGACCGCGCCATGTTACTGGGGGCTCAGGCGCTGGCAAATGCTTACGGTCAGAAGGCGGGCGGTCACTTCAACATGGTTGAGAAGAAAACGGATATGGATAACCGTACTGAGATAGCAATCAGCTGGATCAACGGTCTGAAAAAAATCCGTTTCCCCGAGAAGAGCGGCAAGATGCAGGATCACGGCGTGATTGCCGTTGATACAGCAGTGAAGCTCTGATTTTTTCCTTTCCCCATGCCGGGTTTTCGCCCGGCTTTTTCAGGAGTCATTAATTATGGCAAAGACTATCCTTGCCCCGTCACTGAGTGAACGGGTCTATACGGGTACGCACGGTAATGAGTCGGTGGCAGAAGGCGTATTTACGGTGAATGCTGCGGAAGCGGACAGTGTTATTCATCTTCTCTCACTGCCAGTGGGCATCCGTATCAACTCACTCCAGCTGGTTTCAACGGGCGGTCTGGGTACTGCAACCGTCAGCGTTAAGTCCGGTGAGCATGTTCTCATCGATAACAGCGAAGCTGTTTCTGCAAAATTTGCCAGATATGTGCCAGTGGAGCCGTACACCACACAGCGTGACGGGGAGCTGGTTACTGTCACCATTAAGACTGCCGCTGCAACCGGGACGCTGAGTGTTCTGTTGCGTTATACCGTGGTGGGATACTGATTAAAACCTTCCGGCCCGCGTCATGCGGGCTTTTTTTATCGGGGGAATTTATATGAGCGAGAAAATTGCCGTTGTCTATATCGGCCCAAAACCCGTGAAAAAGGACACCATTACCGGAAGTCGCACGCTGTTCCCACGTCTTGAGCCGGTGCATGTTGACAGTGCGATGGCCTGGCAACTGCTGGGGTTTCCGGATGTCTGGGTTCGTCATGAAGAGCTTGATGATGTTCTGAAAAAGCAACAACAGAATGAGCAGTTGCGGCAGGCACAGCAGGCGCAGGAAAGAGTGCTTGCTGCGCGGGCAGAAGCGGAGAACAGTTTTGTTGTTTCTGTTAACGGGCAGGAGGTGGATTTAAGTAAGCTCACCTCAGCACGGCTGGCGACGCTGTGTGAGGCAGAAGAGCTGGATATTCACAAAGACCCGAAAGAAACGGCTGAGGCATTCCGTATCCGGGTGCGTGAGGCATTTCGCCGTCGTGTTGCGGAGACTGAACAGCATGGCGGAACTGAGTGATTTTTTACCGTATGTCCGTCGTCAGATCAGCGGTCCACTGAACATTATGATGACGGATGCTCTGTCAATGGCTGCCGTGGCATTCAGCCGTCAGTCGCTGGTGTGCCGTCGGGAGGTTACTGTTGTACCAGTAGCAGGAAAAGAAATCGTGCTTCCGTATGACAAAGATGATGAGGAGTGCGTTCATATCATCCGTATCTCTGACGATAATCATGAGCTTTTTGTCGGTCGGGATGTGGATATCAGCTCCGGACGCTCCCTGCGATTTGCCTGTTCTCCCGGTGAGGTGAGCGTGCTTTATGCCGTCGCTCCGAAAGCCGGACGCAGCCAGATACCGGATGAACTCCTCACATGGCCTGAAGAAGTGGCAGCGGGGGCACTTGAGCGGTTGTTCATGCAGACTGGTGTTTCATGGTCAGACCCGTTACGCGCACAGTATTTTTCTGTGCAGTTTTCTGAGGGGATCCGTCGGGCATATCGTCATACACTGGCGACAAGTCCGTACTCCTCATACCGCAATCCTGTCCGCAGACAAAGGTTTTACTGATGACGACGATTACTGAAATCATCGGACGAGTGAACACGCAACTGGTTGACCCGATGATGGTGCGCTGGCCTCTGGCTGAGCTGTGTGATTATTACAATGATGCTGTGCGGGCGGTGATTCTGGCAAGGCCGGATGCAGGCGCAAGCCTGGAAACGCTCAGTTGTGTCCCTGGCGCACGCCAGACTTTACCTGATGGCGCAATACAGCTTCTTGACGTGATATGCCTCAGCGATGGCAGTGCGATTAAACCAGTATCCCGGGAGGTGCTTGATGCACAGTATCCTGAGTGGCCCACAATGAAGGGCATTCCTGAATGTTTTATCAGCAACGACCTGTCCCCGCGCGTATTCTGGCTGTTTCCTGCCCCTGACAAAGAGATAAGTATTGATGCAGTGGTAAGCCGGATACCGGAGGCAGTGTATGTTCTGACGCAGGACGATGATACGCCAGTTCCACTGGAAGAGGCTTATGTTAACCCACTGGTGGACTGGATGTTGTTTCGTGCTTTCAGTAAGGATGCTGCCGGTGGTGCAGAATCGGGGCTGGCTGCGCAGCATTATCAGAGTTTTGTTGAGCAACTTGGGATCAAACAGGGGGCAGACAGTGCATTGTCTGCCCGTAAAAAAGTGTTTAACGGAGGTGGAGTGTGAGTGTTGTTGTTTCGGGGACGCTGAAATCTCCTGATGGTGAGGCGATATCAGGAGCAAATATTACCCTGACGGCGCTGACAGTTTCACCGGATGCGCTCAGCGGCACCAGTGCGTCGGCAGTGACCCGTGAAGGTGGATATTACGGAATGACGATGGATCCGGGGGAGTATGCGGTTTCGGTGACGGTGAAAGGGAAGACTGCTGTCTACGGACGTGTGCGTATTGAGGGGACCGAAAGTACGGTGACGCTCAATATGCTGTTACGCCGCAGTCTTGTTGAGGTGAGCATACCCGGAGAGCTGCTGACAGATTTCCGGCAGATACAGAATAATGTGGCTGATGACCTTGCCACTATTCGTCGCCTGAATGAAGACACGGCGACAAAAAACACTCAGGCCACACAGTCAAAAGAAAGTGCAGCAGCCAGTGCGAAGAGTGCATCTGACAGTGCAAAGACGGCAACCAGCAGGGCGGCTGAAGCCGGACAAAAAGCGACTGATGCCACTGAGGCCGCGACCCGTGCAATCACAGCAGCGGGGAATGCAGAGGAAAGCTCGACCCGTGCCGGAGAGTCTGAAAAAGCCGCCGGAGCTGATGCAGAAAAAGCCAGACAGCATGCTGAAAAGGCCAGGCTGGCGCAGGAGAGCGCCGGAGAGATCCTTAAGCGGGCAGAGGCTGCCACTGTCAGTGCTGAAGAGGCCAGACGTATGGCTGAGAATGCACGGGGGCCCCGGGGGCCTCAGGGAGAAACTGGTCCGAAGGGGGATGTCGGTCCTGAAGGCGAAACAGGTCCAGTGGGCCCTCAAGGGCCCGCAGGGCCGAAAGGTGAGCGTGGTGACGTTGGTGCTCAGGGGGCTGTAGGGCCCGCTGGTCCGCGTGGTGAGAAGGGCGAACAGGGGGAGCGAGGACCGCAGGGAATACCAGGCCTGAAGGGGGATACCGGAGAGCGGGGGCCTAAAGGGGACCAGGGGGATATGGGGCCAAAAGGCGAGAAAGGTGATCCGGGAGGTCCTGCAGGCCCGCAAGGTCCTAAAGGTGAACGAGGAGAAGCCGGACCACAGGGACCGATGGGAGCACGAGGTGAGCGTGGGGAGACTGGCCCCCGAGGTGAACCTGGTCCTGCAGGTCCGAGAGGCGAACGAGGAGAGACCGGACCTCAGGGACCTCGTGGAGAGCCAGGTCCGGCAGGCAGCGCTGCAAATGTGGCTGATGCGACGACGGCACAGAAGGGAATTGTGCAGTTAAGCAGCGCAACGGACAGTGATGATGAAACGAAGGCCGCAACCCCGAAAGCGGTGAAATCGGCGATGGACAAAGCGGACGGATGCCTTGAGAAAGCGAAAAACGGTGACGATATCCCGGATAAGGTGAAGTTTCTGAACACCGTGGGAGCAGCCAGAGTATACGGGCGGGACATTCATACGGGGGCCGGTGAATGGAAAACACGCGAGTTTGTTGCCTGGCTGAAAGAAAAAGGGGCATTTGACCAGCCTTACTGGATGATGAAGGCATCACTGCTTGCGTCAATGAATAAAGTCATCACAGATGTCGGACCGGGAAAACTCAATCTGGGTGGCTGTGTCATTGAGGTGATGGGAACGTATGAGGCTGCCATAGTCCGGGTCACCATTGGCGAATACGGTGCAACGGGGTTTATTAATGGCACGGTCTGTACCTGTACGGTTTACGGCGACACACGGTATTTCCACTGGCGGGTGGATTACAGCACAAAAAACAAACCGGATACGGTCAGCCAGCGGGATGCCAGTACGACGCAGAAAGGTGTGGTGCAGTTAAGCAGTGATACTGGCAGTAATGACGAAACAAAGGCAGCCACGCCGAAGGCCGTGAAGGCGGCAATGGATGTGGCAAATGAAGCGAAAACAAAGGCAGAAGAGGCTGCAGCAGGAGGTGGTGTTCCCGGTCCGAAAGGAGAGAAAGGCGACCCCGGAGCACAGGGTCCGAAAGGTGAAACGGGAGCAACAGGCCCCGCTGGTCCGCGGGGAGCGCAGGGACCGAAAGGGGAGAAAGGCGACCCCGGTCCCAGAGGTGAGCGTGGAGAAACCGGGCCGATGGGGCCGCCCGGGGCATCAGACGGGAAGAGCCGGGTTGTGGGTATCAGGCTGGGTAATGAACAGACTTACAGAGCAGAAGAGAGCTCTGGTTTTCTGTCAATAAGCCTGAGTATAGGAGGTGTGATTACTGGTCTGAAAAGTAGAGGAGCAGATGGTGTGATATCGGTTTCTTACAGGCCGCTTCAGGTGACATTTGATGGTTCTCAGTGGCGTACAGTCAGCGTGGGTGAGTATGTGTCGTCAGGAGCTTCGGGGTTTGAGTATTTTCCATTATAAAGCGCATCATCTTTCAGACATGTAACCGGGAGGACTTACAGATGCACATAAAGAATTTCAGACAATACACGCCGGAAAATCCGGATGTGCCGGGTGCGATGTACCTGAAATCAGAGGATGGTCAGGACTGGTATGAGTGTCAGTCGTTATTTTCAGCAGAGACGCTGAAGGTGGTTTATAACAGTGCCGGAGTCATTACCGGCATCAGCAGGGTGGCATCAGTTCTGTGGCCAGTGGGCCAGAGTGTGGTGGAGGTGGCGGATACGGAAGAAAACCGCAAAGCTGACATCTCGGGGCGCTGGGGTTTTGACGGGGAGAAAATCACGGACCTGCTGACCGCGGAGAAAGCGCGAGGGATGAAGGGCGATGAAATTAACGCCTGGCGTAATGAGATGGAAGCGGCGAACTACACGTTTGAGCACAATGGGCGTAAATGGGACTACGGGAAGTCAACGCAGACGCGTCTTGAGCCGTCGGTGGCGGCAGCGAAAGCGGGGAAACTGCCGGAGGCGTTTTTCTGGACGGATGCGGAAAACAATGATGTGCCGGTGACAGCAGAAGAGCTTATTGCGCTGAGTGAAGCGGCAGAGCAGGCGATGTTTACCAAAGGGATGGAAATCCACGTTCGCCAGCGCACCATGAAGAAAGAGCTGGAAAAGCTGACCAGTGCGGATGAGATACTGGCATACAGGGTTGGCTGGGCACAGGAATAACAGACAAAAAGACGGGGCATCACCCCCATGAACTCAGTGATTTACCTGCCATTCAAATTTTCGGATACCAGACAACCATGCCTTATATCGATATAACCACTATGCGCGGGATGATGCCGGGCGTTGTAGCATCTATGTTGCCTGAGCATTCAGCTGTACTGGCAGAAAACTGTCATTTTCGCTATGGAGTGATCACGCCTGAACACCAGATGTCAGAGGCTGAGAAAACATTCGCGATTAAGCCGAAAACCATTTTTCATTACCGTGACGATTTCTGGTTTGCATGGACGGATGTGGTGGATGTGATCCGCAGTCCGGTCGCTCAGGACTCCCACGGGCGTATTTACTACACTGACGGGCGTTTTCCTAAAGTGACGGATGCGACCATTGCCACAAAAGGGGACGGGAATCACCCGACATCATCGTATCGTCTGGGGATCCCCGCGCCGACGACAGCACCTGTCTGTACTGTTCAGCAGGGCGGTGATGTTTCTGACGATAACCCGAATGATGACGAAACCCGGTTTTATACGGAAACCTTTGTCTCAGATTATGGTGAAGAAGGTCCGCCAGGTCCGGCGTCTCTGGAGGTAACACTCCGTACTCCGGGGACTGCGGTACAGCTGACGCTGTCTCCGGTGCCATTGCAGAATGCCAGTATTAAACGCCGCCGGATTTATCGCTCTGCATCAGGTGGAGGAGAAGCGGATTTTTTACTTGTGGCTGAACTGGATGCATCCGTGCTCAGTTACACGGACAAAATACCGGGGAAAAACCTTGGACCTTCTCTGGCGACATGGGATTACCTGCCGCCGCCAGAGAATATGACAGGCCTTTGCCTGATGGCTAATGGTATTGCCGCCGGGTTTGCCGGTAATGAAGTGATGTTTTCGGAAGCGTATCTGCCGTATGCATGGCCGGAAGTGAATCGTCACACGACGGCAGAAGATATTGTGGCTATCTGTCCGCTGGGAACGTCACTGGTGGTGGCGACAAAGGGGGAGCCTTATCTGTTCAGTGGTGTATCGCCTTCCACAATTTCTGGCTCCAGAATTCCTTCCATGCAGGCATGCCTGAGCCGAAGAAGTATGGTGGCGATGGAGGGATTCGTACTCTATGCCGGGACAAACGGTCTGGTATCTGTTGATGTAAACGGTAATACAGCACTGGCAACGGAAAAGATTATTTCACCTGAACAGTGGCAGAGTCAGTTTAACCCGGCGTCCATTGTGGCTTATTCCTGGCGTGGTGAGTACATTGCCTGTTACACGAAACCGGATGGTAAGCAGGATGTGTTTGTATTCAGTCCGGTGAACATGGATATCCGTTATCTCAGTACACCGTTTGACTGCGCATGGGTTGATCTCGCGAAAGATATGATGCGCGTGGTGACAGGAGACAAAATGTCAGTGCTTGCCGGGGGCTCTCTGCCCTCCACGATAAGGTGGCATTCAAAAATTTTTTCATTACCTGAAAGAACCTCTTTTTCCTGTATCAGGGTGAAATCTCCGGCGCCTGAGCGGGTGGGGATCACCATTATGGCTGATGATGTTCCTGTGATTCATTTTGCGCCGGGTACGTTTAAGGGAAGTGTGGTGAGACTTCCGGCAGCAACCGGGCAAAACTGGCAGGTGATGGTATCCGGATTCGGGCAGGTGGAACGAATAACCCTGAGTACATCGATGTCGGAGATGCCGGTATGACCAGAAAACCGTGGCGTGCGGGGAAGGATTTATCCACAGTTGTGGAGAACATGGAAATTGGCACCGGGCAGCGTGGTGACGGACGCCACGCATTTGTGACCCGTGAGGAACTGGTTGGTCTTAAACTCGCCCGGCGTCGAACATCGGGTGGTGCCTCATATGCACTGAATCCGGGTATTGAGATTGACAGTACTTTAATGACTGTTGATTTTCCCACAAAACCGCTGAATTTTAAGGCGACAGGAGGATTTGGCTCGGTTCTTCTTGAATGGGATATGCCTAATTATCGCGGACATTCACTGACTGAAATCTGGCGGGGTACGGAGGATGACCTTGCTGATGCAGTGCTGGTTGCCACGACGCCGGGGCAGGTTTACGGCGATCCGGTTGACCCTGGCTGGTCGGGATTTTACTGGATACGTTTTGTTAACGCGGCAGGAGTGAAAGGTCCATGGAATGCTGAAAAAGGCACTCAGGCACAAACACAGATCGGCGTGAAGGCCATCATTGACCAGATCCGCGATGAGGCTGCAAAGTCACCGGTTGTGTCCGAGCTGCGTAAAGAAATAAAAAACGCGCAGGGGCAGGCTGTAAAGGATGCTGCAATTAAGACAACCGAAGTTGTGGGGACTCTCAGGGAAGAAACGACAAGAACGATTGGTGGTATTGAAACCCGCATTAGCACACTGGATTCGTCAACCAGTGAATCGCTTAATGAGGTCGACAAGCGCATCACTAAACTGGATAAAGAAGGCGGTGAGGCGTTTCTGGCAATGTGGTCAAAAAAAGCGGGAGTTGATGGTATCACTGCGGGGATCGGGATTGTCGCCGGAAAAGACAGTGAAGGCAGGCCTGTAAGTCAGGTTGCAATTTCTGCGTCGCAGTTGTTTGTCTTTGACCCGAACAACCCGGATAACACCGCCTATCCGTTTGCGGTATCAGGTGGCAAGGTTGTGATCCCGAAAGCGATGATTTATGACGCGGTGATTGAAACACTGGTGTCGCGGAAGGTTGTGGCGGATGAAGTAAAAGCCGGGGTAAGTATCACTTCGCCAGTTATCCGGAGTGCCGTTATTCAGAATGGAAACTTTCAGGTTGATTCTCAGGGTAACCTGAATATTGGAGGCCTTTTCAGTGTTACGTCACAAGGGCAACTGACAATTCGTTACTCTAATCAGAATGTAGGACTGGTAATCCGCAATGATAAAATTGAGGTTTATGACCAGAATGGACGACTGGCTGTTCGCATAGGCAGATTACGCTGATCAGGAGGTGAGTATTGGAATACGGTTTTGCCATTTATAACAGAAATAACGTTAATGTTACGGGCGTGCTGACTCCGGTATTTTTCCTGGACAGATTTACAGCGGAGTCTGGCTCAAAGACGTACACGAATAAACCCGACGGGAAATCATTGCAGGCTGTATGTTGTTTATTTCCCTGGAATAATGTATTTGCGGATCGGAAAGTACCGAAGATAACCATTAATGGCAATACGGTGACGTGGTCGAATCTTGAGCAGGGTATGGGATCTTATATTTATACATTCTGGGGATAAGTGTCATGTATGGTTTGAGCATTATGAAGCCGGATGGCAGCGTATGGATAAGTCCAGGTTTTACGCCGCAGTGTCTGATCAACAAAGGCACCATACCGGCGACGGAAAAGTCTTTTTTTAAAACATCAATCCCGTCAGGCAAAAGTTGTTTTTTCTTTATCAGAACAGAGAAGAAGGCTGATGTCATGTACACGCATGAACAGATTGATGGATATCATGCACTAAGGCTTCATGTAATTGTCAGGGGAACGAACCCTGGTGTTACGACGGTTTATGCTTTCGCGAATATGGTTACTCCACCTTCTGAGTATGGTATCGCCATGTATAACCCGGACGGTGAGATGATTTATCATGGCGAAATGATGCTGCTTGACGCGAAGTTGATACCTGTTGACGTCGGATTCGAAAAGGACCTTGGGTATCCATGTGCAATTATGCCGGCACTGGTGGGGTATCATAGCCAGTATGTAGCACCTTATTATCAACCGATTTACACCACATCCACCTGTGCTACAGGAAATAAAATATATTCCTGTGAACATTATTCTGGTGCTGCCTCATGGTCTAACTTTTCCAGATATATAGATAAGGTACTGGTTATTAATGCATCAATGTATGATTGATAAGAAAACCTATATTAATAAAAACTTTTTATCAGAACAATACAATATATTTGATTTATATTTATATTAAATAAAGGTAAATCGTACATTACTGTACCTTTTAATAACAGGAATAATCTAAAAATGAAAAATATTTATAAGATTATTGCGTGTGCAGTTATTGGGACGAGCATGGTAGCCATGCCAGCACATGCAGCAGAAGGAGACCATACAATTTCTCTGGGGTATGCGCACTTTCAGTTTCCGGGACTGAAGGATTTTGTAAAGGATGCGACTGCTCATAACAGGGAGACTTTCAGTCATTTCGTCAACAGAAACTACTTTTCTTCATTGGGCGAATATACAGATGGTCGGGTCAGTGGATATGAAGGCAAGGATAAAAATCCACAGGGCATTAATATCAGGTATCGCTACGAGATAACGGATGATTTTGGCGTTATCACCTCTTTTACATGGACGCGTTCTCTCACTAACTCACAGACATTTATTGATGTGCAGTCAGCCGATCATAGCAGGAAGATTAAGAATCCGGCAGCTTCTGCCAGAACGGATATCAGGGCGAATTACTGGAGTCTGTTAGCGGGGCCTTCATGGCGGGTTAATCAGTACATGAGTTTATATGCGATGGCAGGGATGGGCGTTGCTAAAGTTAGCGCTGACCTGAAAATTAAGGACAATATTAACAGTAGTGGCGGATTTTCTGAAAGCAACAGCACGAAAAAAACCTCCCTTGCGTGGGCTGCAGGTGCACAGTTTAACCTGAATGAGAGTGTTACACTGGATGTGGCTTACGAAGGTTCCGGCTCTGGCGACTGGCGCACGAGTGGCGTTACTGCTGGCATTGGCCTGAAATTCTGACCTGTATCCGGTAACCGTTTACTACCCGCTGTGATGGCGGGTTTTTTATTGCCCGTACAGGGCAAAAACCGTAAATTATGCGTGGGTGCCTTTCGGCTGATGGCTGGAGGGAGAACCTGAAGGCCTGATGTGGAAAGGCCCCGAGTCAACTTTAACGTTAACCCGAGGCCCTGACCGTACAACCTTCACAAGTAGTAGGTTAGCGCCTCTCCATTCAGGAGACAAGCGTTATGTCGCAAAAATCGCTCATCACCGTCACAATTTGTATGACGGTTATCTTCACCATCTGGATGTTACACGGCTCGTTGTGTGAGTTCCGGCTGAATTTGTGGGGAGCGGAGTTTGCGGCGTTCTTACAGTGTAAGCAGTAGGAAAACCGCGACGGGGATGAAAGTCCCCGTCAACTGGTTGCTGAGGTTCAGCCGATATGGCACCCGTTTCAGGTGAGAGAATGAACGATAAAATTCTCCGGTATATGCAGCGTGTGGTGAGAAATTCCCGCAACCCTGAATTTATGAATGAAGTTAAAGACGCCTGCCTTAAAAAGCAGGCGTTTTGTTTTGAGGCACCTGATGGCTTTCTGGTGCTGCGTTCTGTGCTCAGTGACGATGGTATCCCTTATGTTCTGGTGTTGCTGGGCGTGTGTACGGGGAGTAACAGCGTTGAGCGTTATCTGCCGGAGGTGAAGACATTAACCCGTCTGGCTGGCGGACGCTGGGCTGAATTTCATACGGCAAGGCGGGGATTTATCCGGCTGGGAAAACGTCTGGGCTTTGAGCGAATGCCGGATGATGAGGATGGCTTCATGGTGTTCAGGATAGCGGTCTGACTGCTACAGTTTTCATCATTGTGTTTAAACCAACATTGTAATTCACATTCTGACCCTGCTCCGGCAGGGTTTTTTGTTATCCAGGGGGCCATTATGGGTGGAAGTAAAGGCGGTGGTGATACCAAAGTAAAACCAACAGCAGCGCAAATAGCACAGGAAGAAGTGGCCTGGAAAGGGTGGCAGGATTATCAAAAAATCCTCCGTCCGGCAGAAGATAACTTCATGGAAAAGGTCGATGACCTTAACAGTGAGCAGCAGTACGAAAATATCGCCGGTACAACAAATCTGGGATATCAGAAACAGTTTGGTGAAACGCGAAGGGAGCTGGCGGGTAATCTTGCTCAGTCCGGCGTTGACCCATCCAGTGGTCGTTTTAATGCGGTAATGGATGCAAATCAAAGCGACCAGGTGACCGGGCAGATTGACACAACCACACGGGGACAGGTGTCGCAGGCAGATAAATATATTGCCGGGCTACAGGATGTTGCAGCTCTCGGTTCTGGTCAGAAGGCGGATGCGTTACAGAGTTTTAACTCTCTGGCAGACAGCAGTCTGGCAAAAGCTAAATCGGATGCACAGGCGGCGTTTACGAAACAGCAGGGTCGAGCCTCTCTTGTTGGCGCTGGTCTGGGTGCGGCAGGTGCATATGCGATGCATAAGGCTGGCGGTAGCGGAGGAAGTGGCGGTGCTAAAACACCTGGCACCGGCGCTAATGCCATTCAGTATCAGGCTCAGAACTGGAGACTGTGATTATGGAGTACGGTAAATACGAAACACTTGCGAGATACGGTTATACCGGAGCAGCCCGCCCTCAGGGGGACTGGCAGACATCCGCAGCGCTGACCCGCCAGCAATACGACGACTGGCGCACCAGATATTTACCCCGTGTAGCAAGGCTGGCTGACCTTGGCGAGAACAACAGCCTGATGAATGCACAGCTTGCCCGGGTGGGCGGCCTTGCCACTTCCAGTCTCCGTACAGCGCAGATGGCGCAGGATAACCAGATGGCGAGATACGGGGTAAGCCGCCCGGATAATCCCGACAGTAATACGCTGGGGTTACGTAATGCCCTGGCAATAGCAGGTGCGAAAAATGGTATCCGTGAAGCCGAACAGGATCGCCAGATGAATATTCTGACGGGGGCTTCTGCACCGGCAAGACAGAAACTGAGTGTTGGCGGACAACTGGTGGCAGCGTAAGGGGGCAATATGGGATACGGTTTACTGGATATTGCAAATCAGTCGCGGCGTGAGGCATTACAGGGAATAAGTGACGCAGACAGACGACGTACAGAGATTGAGGCATCAAATAAACAACTGGCTGCTCAACAGAAAGCTCAGAAAAAACAGAATATCGGTACGGGCATTGGTACGGGGGCGGCTATTGGCGCATCCGTTGGTGGTCCTGTTGGCGCTGTTGCTGGTGCAGTAATTGGCGGCATTGCAGGCGCTTTGTTTTAAGGAGTGGTGAATGAGCGGATTTGCACAGGGGTTACTTGCCGGATTCAGCACTGTTGACCAGGCAATGACCCGTCGTAAGGAGCTTGGTTTGCGAGAAGCACAGCTTGCTCAGCAACAGAAAAATAACGAGCGCGATTTTGAATTTGCGCAGTCTCAGTTTGAGCACCGAAAAGAAAATGATCAGCGTACATATGATCTTAATGTCAGGAATGCCGATCGTGAATATGCGCTGAAAGAGAGGGAACACAAAGCAGCGCAGAATTATCGAAATGCGTCACTTGGGCTATCTCAGCAGAGACTGCAACTGGAAAAATACAACCAGCGACGGCTTGAGTATAACGATATGCTGGCGCGCGATCAGCCTGTGATGGCGGCGCTGGGAAAAGCGATTGATGCGGGTGACCATGATGCGGCTTCTCATCTGTTCGGTAAATTATCGGACGCCAATCCGCTTAAGATGATGTCAACGGAAGGCTATGCTGCGAAAGCGGGTCAGGCCGTGAACAACCTGCAGAAAATCCTTGATGATAAGCCGGACAGGGCGATCGATTCGCTGAATACCCCGGAAACTCTCGATATGCTTTCCGGCGTGTTTGCCCCGGAACTACAACAGCGTATTGGCATGCCTGATTCAACCGGGGAAAAAACGATAAAAGAGGCCAGGATTGGCAGTATCGTACCGGCGCAGCAGGAAGGGTACGTACTTATTGGCCTTGATCTCACATACAGCGATGGCTCCACCGCGCATAAACCTGTAACAGAATACGGCAGTGCGCACCCTGATGATCAAACCGTGCTGGCGATACCCGTTGATAAGGCTATCGCTCAGGTCAGGGATCGCAGCAAATTTGCAGAGATATCGAAAAATTATGGTTATTTTATGCCGAAGCAGCAGGGACTTTCTCTGAAAGAGCTTCAGAAGGGGGCCAGCAACGTAGCGGCGGACGCGATCAAGAATGGCGGTAATGCACAGGCTGCGGTGGATGAATATTATGCTGCGACTGGTTCACAACCGCATCAACAGAAAATTCAGCAACAAAAACTTCAGCAACAGGTTATCAACTGGGCGGGAGATGATCCTGATAAGCTGTCATTTGCCAGAAATGTAGCGGCCCGTCAGCCTGAAATGCTGGAGCCTCAGAATCAGAAATTGCTGGAGAACGGGTATGCGAATTTTCTCCGTATTCAAAAGGCCAGGGGGGAACAGGCCAGAGATGAAAGTGCTTCATCTGCATCTCAGTTTATCCGTGGACTGAAACAGAATTACGCTCAGTAATTCACGATATTCCATTAACACCATTTCCTGATGCCCGGCCATTGTGCCGGGTTTTTTTATGGAGTCTGTATGGCCTATTCAGAGGAACAGCGTCCTGAGGCGCAACTCGGTAACCAGAATCGTAACAGCCTGAACATTCAGCAACCCGGCGAAACTGACAGCTATGAAGCATTTTTCTCTGATCCGAATCGCTGGAAGGATAACAGTACGTCGTTCAGCCTGGGCGATGTATTGCCAACAATGGGTAAAGGTTTCGCCCAGTCCGTCCGGGGAACAGGGGAAATGGCCCGTGGACTCGGTGATGCGATGATTCAGAGCCCGGTAAAAACAGGGGCGCGTATTTTAAATGAGTTCAGCCGTATGGGGCTGCCGGGTGTCGCAACTGTGCAGGATATTTTTGCCGGTGGCAGCAGGGGGGCTGATGAGGTCATCGATACCCTGCCTGATGGCAAAAACGCGGTTACTGATACTGTCGGTAAAGGTCTGAAGGCAACCGGTAAGGTTGTCAGTGATGGTGCTGAAGCCACTGATGAATGGCTGACCGGTAAGATGTCGCCGGGTGCTGTTCGTGCGCTGAATACGCCGATGACCGAAGGCTATGATGATTCTGCGGTCTGGGTGGCGAAGGGTGTAAACCTGATTGGTGCGCTTGTACCTGATATGGTTGCTGGCGGTGTGGCTAAAAAGGTGGGTGATGTCACACTGCGAAAAATGCTGACCGCCGGGCTGGAGAAAAAATACATCGCGGCAGGGATGCAGCCGGAAAGAGCCACGGCACTGGCAGCAGAAGCTGTCGATAAAAAAATGCCGGATTTATTCCAGGCGGGCCTGATCACCCATTCCACAGCCAGTGCACAGGGGCAGAGTGCAATGGCGGCAGCAGATGCTGTTCTTAATGCGGATTACTCTGAGCTGGCGCAGTCACCGAAATTTCAGCAGACGTTTTTGTCCATTGACGCCGACCCGCAGCACGCACAGCTTACTGATCGCCAGAAAATGGACCTGGCAAAAGAGCGTGTTGCTGATGAGGTGCGCGCGCAGCTGGCAACCGATCCTGAATTGCTGGCTGTGAATGCCATGGCGGCAAAACTGGGTGACGCACAACTGTTTAATCTGGTGACACGAGGCACAGCGAAGACCGTTAAAAGCGGCATTGTCAGAAATGCCACGGAACAGGGCGTAATTAACGGGGCACAGAACGCCTATTCGCGCTATCAGGAAAACATGGCATTGCGTGAGACCGCCGGAATGGATGTATCGCCATGGGAGGGGGTGACTGACGCAGGGATTGAAGGCACTGTTTTTGGTGCTGCGATGGGCGGTCCATTCGGTGCGGTTGCCGGATATCGTGGCAGACGTCAGGCCGCAGAAGAAACCGCCATGCGTGATGCTGAAACCGTGCAGCAGGGCGAAGCAGCCCCGCAACCAGAATCTGTTGATCCGGTGGCGCAGCAGCGTGAATCCATGCAGGGCATGAATCGCGAGCAGCTTCTGGAGCAGTATGCTGATGCGGATATGGCAACAGAGGGTGACGCATCCGCAGCTCATCGCCGGGAAGCTGCCAGCCAGTTGTTGAATGAACTGGACGAACAGGCGAAGCGACAGGCTGTGATGAATGAGCTGAAGGCGAAGCCGCGTTCTGAACTGCTTGAGGAATACCGCAGACTCAGCCAGAAAGAGGGGCGCACCGAGACTGAAGAACAACAGTTTCAGGCAATACGAGAAGTCATTCGCCCACAACAGGAAGTGACGCCGGAAGCACAGTCACAGCCTGAAAATGCGGAGGATGGTAACGGGAGCATTTACCCGACGGTGCGGTTCCGGGACCCGAATGAAGTCCGCATTGAAATTAACGGGAATGGTGCGTCCAGACCAGCGGAACGCATTGAAAAGGTGCGCCCGGACAACCGTTATTTCACGGATGAGAAAAGCGCCATGGGGAGTGATGTTTTCCGTAATGCCGCCGCCACCGGCCTGAAACCGTCCGTAGTGAAGAAAGGCGAGAATCAGTATGCCGTTGAAATGGATAATCCTGCGTTCTCTGAAGATATGGCAACGGAAACCATTAACACCCTGGCTGACGGAGAGCGTATTGCTGATGCTGACCCGATGGAGCAGCCCGCGTTCATGCGTGACCCGCGATTCCGTGGTTTCACGGGGGATGATACGGAGGTACAGGCCCGCCTTGCCCGTGGCAACGCGCCGACGGCAGAGGAGCTTGTACGTTCACAGATGGCTGAAGGTGATGCCGGTCCGACAGCACAGGAGTTAACTGAGCGTCCGCGTCTGCCCGCCCCCGGCGATATTCATCCCGGACAGGGATATCCGTTACCGGGAGAGGTGGCGCGGACGCCGGATGAGAATCAGGCCGGACGTGGTGGTCGTTTTACCACAACCGGTGAGGTTAAGGGCCAGAGTTTCCAGAAAGGACGTGCTCCGGCACCGGAAAACGCCGCTGGTCGCCAGGGGGAAATACTGGAGGGCGAAACTGTTCGTCGTGGTCTGCCGTCACCGGATGAGCAGAGTGTTACCGCCCCGGTACGTGAAGGTCTACCGGCTCCTGACATTACACACAATGTCCGCATGCCTCAGCCTGAACAGCTTCCCCGAACTGTTCGCAACTCATTACCTGAGCTGGCACAGCAGGCAGAAGTACGCCGACAGACAGGAGAAGTTCGCGACATCCCGCATGCTGAAACAACAGCACATGAGTCTGAAACAGTTGCTGCTACTGATGGTGAAGGTGCCGCACGCGGAGGTGTTGCCGGGGGCAAAAAAATTGAAGACTTTGGCGAGGAAATTAAAGGGGCAGCCAAACACCGTTATGCACAGCTTGCTGAAACACTGGGTAAAACGCTGGAAGACAGGGATTATGCCACGCAGCCGCTGAGCAAACTGTTCCCGAAACCGGACTACGCAAAACTGGCGAACGAAGGTGCCGATGCTGACACCCTGGCAATGATAGCGCTGTATCGTAGCGATATTCCGGCGAAGACGAAACACAATACGGCAGGCTGGGGGGAGAGCGTAAAAAAAGTACGACACAGTGTATCGGAAATGCTGAACGGAACGGTCAGCGCGAAACGCCTCGCAGAATGGATGGAAGGCAGAATGCCCTCCCGTTACGCGGATACCTGGCAACTGTTACGCACTCTGCCACCCTCACAGATGGACAGGGCTTCTGCTTATCGGGTGGTATCGGGTGTGTATCAGGCGGCAGGAGGGAAGCGTTACGATCCGCCACAGAAACTTTATTCACTGCGCAATAAGGACAATAAGGGGAGTAACCTCTTTTTCTCGGAAAGCAGGGATGAATTACTGGCAAAGGCGAAAGTCTGGTTTGCAGAGCAGGAGGAAAAGTCACAGGCGAAAGGAGATGAAAAAACAGCACCTTCACCGGATGACAAAATCCGCTTTGACGTTTACCGGAATACCCGCAGTGGCGATATTTTTATCGCTTACGGCAAAAACAAAATGCGGGTGAGAGGTGGCTTTAAGTCATCCAGTGATGCGCGTAAGTACATTGATTCACATCGTGATGAGCTTGTTCGTCATGTGAAGGAGATGCGGGAGATTTCGCGTGAGGAGCAGCGTAACGCCACCAACCGCGACCGTACCGGACCAGAACGCCGTAAAGGAGATGTTTCACCGGAGCAGTTCAGTGATGCGTTTGGTTTCCGTGGTGTGCAGTTTGGTAATTATGTGGAAGGTCCGCGTCGTCAGGCTGATTTGAACCGGGCTTATGACTCGCTGCATGACCTTGCGGAAGTACTGAATGTACCGACAAAAGCGCTTTCCCTGAACGGTCGTCTTGGCCTGGCATTTGGTGCCCGTGGTAAGGGTAAGGCGGCAGCACACTATGAGCCGGGTGAGGTGGCAATCAACCTGACAAAAGGTAACGGACCGGGTGCGCTGGCGCACGAATGGTTCCATTCTCTGGATAATTATTTTGGTCGTTATGACGTTTCCAGTGACGGGAAGATTACGTCAGGTGGCGACTATATGACGGAAGCACAGCGTGCCGGGCGCGTATTTAAAGACGGCAGGTATGTTGATGCTGAATATCCGGTACGTCAGGAGGTTTACGACGCTTTTAAAGGTGTGATTCAGGCCATTAAAAACAGTGACATGCCGCGTCGTTCAGCGCTTCTTGATGAGGTGCGCTCAAAACCGTACTGGTCAACGGATGTTGAAATGGCGGCACGTGCCTTTGAGCGTTATGTTCAGGATAAGGCGCGTATGGCTGGCGTGGAGAATGATTATCTGGTCAATATCCGTAAGGCACCTGAGCACAACACAGATAACACTTACGCTTATCCGACGAATGCGGAACTGGATGGCGGTATTCGTGAGGCATTCGATCACCTGTTCCGCACACTGAAAACCCGTGAGACGGACAAGGGCGTTGCGTTTTATTCCCGTAAGGGCGTGACCCGCACACCTGAAGGCAATCTCATTTCGGATGTTAACCGCAGTGCGGAAGCCAAAGGCAGCCCGGTCCCGCAGGTTGAAGCGGTTGCCCGTGGCGTGATGAGCGGCATTAAGGACAGTGACCTGAAGGTCCGTGTGGTGAAGTCACAGAAAGAGGCTGAAGCGCTGGCGGGTGAATCGTTCGACGGTTACGGCAGGGTGCACGCGTTCTATCGTCCGGATAAACGTGAAATTGTCCTGGTGGCGGATAACATCCCTGACGGGTGGACCGTTCGCGAGAAGCTGCGTCACGAGATAATTCACCATGCCATGGAGCACGTTGTCACGCCAGCGGAATATCAGACGATTATCAAAACCGTGCTGAAAACCCGCGACAGTGATAACGCCACCATCCGTGAAGCCTGGCGTAAGGTTGATGCATCCTATGGTAAGGAATCACCGGAAGTGCAGGCAGGTGAATTTCTGGCGCATATGGCAGAGAAGCAGCCGAATAAATTTGTGGCGGCATGGGAGCGTGTTGTTGCCCTGGTCAAAGGGGTACTGCGTCGTACGGGGTTACTGAAACCGACGGAACTGAACGATATCAGACTTGTTCGCGAGACCATCCGTACGTTAGGCCAGCGTGTGCGGGAAGGTTACACGCCGCGTGAGGATGGCGCGGGTGCATCGTCTCAGTACTCCCGTAGTGGTAAACCTGATCCGTTCAAAGTGCCGGAAGGTGAGGGTGAACGTTATCGCGATGACCTTGCCAGAATGATGAAATCTCTGCGTACCACAGATTTAACGGTAAACATCGGGCGTACGCCGCCGGTATTGCGTCACCTTGGTGCACCGGATTTGCCGCTGGTTATTTCCCGCGATACTGTGCGGAAGGCCACCAATGGTGTGAAACATGTGGTGCCGATGGATGTTATCGAGAGACTACCGGAACTGATGCACGATCCGGATGCAATTTACCGTTCCGCGACAGAAAGAAATGCGGTTGTGATGCTGCTTGATGCCGTGGATAAAAATGGTGATCCGGTAGTGTCTGCGGTGCACATGAAGGCAACCCAAAAACTTCTGGAAGTTAACCGTATTGCTTCTGTTTACGGAACAAAAGGCGGGATGAGTAAAGTGAATAGTCTGGATAAAGCCGGATTAACGCTTTACCGGAAGAAAAAATTAAACCCTGATGGTTCTCTGTACAGAGGGCTTCAATTGCCCAAAGATGAGCACTCCCGTCAGGGTTCTGTAGATAAAATACTCTATCCTGAAGATATTCGCAAGGGGCCGTATTACTCCCGTACCAGCAGTCTGACACCGGAAGAGACAATTGCATCGCGTTTTGTGCGCCAGATGCAGGATAAATTCCAGGTGCTGAAAGCTGTTCAGGAGAATATCCGTAAAACTGGCGGAAAAATAGACGACAGTAACAACGCTTATATGGCGGAAGAACTCTTCCACGGGAAGGCGGAAAACGACCTGAACGTGATGAAGGAGCGCTATGTTCAGCCGCTGGCTAAATTACTGGCGGACTATAAGATTGCGCAGGCCGATCTGGATGAGTACCTCTACGCCCGTCACGCGCCGGAACGTAACGCGCATATCGCGAAAATCAACCCGAAAATGCCGGACGGCGGTTCGGGGATGACCAACGCGGAAGCGGCGGAAATCATGCAGCGTGTGCGTAACAGCGGCAAACAGGTACAGTATGACCGTCTGGCAGGGATTGTTGACGATATGCTGGCCCGTCGCCGTGAGCTTATCCGTGAGGCCGGACTGGAAGAGAGCGGTGTGGTGGATGCCTGGCAGAACACCTACCGTTACTACGTTCCCCTGAAAGGCCAGGATGTTGACGGTGTGGTGTCACTGCCCCGTACAGGTAAGGGCTTCACCATCGGCGGACGTGAAAGCAGGCAGGCCATGGGGCGTGCATCCCGTGCACAGTCTCCGTCCACTCAGGCGATACAGGACCTGAGCGAATCGCTGATCCGCCATCGCAAAAACGAAGTGGGTAACGCCTTCCTGAAACTGGTGCAGGATAATCCCGACAAGGATTACTGGCAGGTATTCACCGATGACAGACCGGATACCATGCGTGTGATTGCAGAGCGCAAGGACCAGGAAACTGGTGAAACCATTCGCGAAGTTGTCGAGCGTCCGGTGGCGATGGCAATGATGGCAGACCGGTACTTCACCACCAAAAAGAACGGCAAAACGTACTACATCAAACTCCATGATCCGCGCCTGATGCGTGCGATGAAGAATATGGGACCGGAAACCAGTAACGCAGTAATCCGTACGCTGGGGAAAGTTAACCGCTTCCTGGCAACGGTGAACACGTCGTATAACCCGGAATTCCTGGTCAGTAACTTCATCCGTGACGTGCAGACTGCGGTGATGAACCTGAAGGCTGAGCAGGGAAGAAGCGACGGTAAACTGAAAGGGCTGGATAACTTATCCGCCCTGGCTGTGGTGAAAGACAGCCGTTCTGCCATGTCAGCCGTATACGCCAGTCTGCGTGGTAAAACCCTCACGGGCAAAGGTGCACAGTGGCAGAAGGTGTGGAAAGAGTTTGTTGAGGACGGAGGTAAAACCGGCTGGTTTAACATGGGTGACCTTGAAGGCCAGCAGAAGGAAATGGATCGCCTTGTATCGCTGGCGAAGGGGGGATGGAAAGGCCAGAGCATCGGCGCATGGAATTCGTTCCTGAACCTTGTGGAGGATGCCAACGGCGCGGTTGAAAACGCACTGCGTCTGTCAGCTTATAAACACGCCCGTGATGCCGGTTTGTCACGCCAGCAGGCGGCCTCTCTTGCCAAAAACATGACGGTGAACTTTAACCGTCGCGGTGAGCAGGGAGCGCTGATGAACTCGCTGTATATGTTTGCCAACGCCAGCATTCAGGGGACCGCAAACCTGGTGAGAACGCTCGGACATCTTAATGGCGACGGGCCGTTACTGGAGCGCCTTCGCTGGAAGAATCTGAATGTACCGCAGAAAATCGCGCTTGCCGCTGTGGGAGCGGGTTATCTGCTTGGCTCGCTTAACCGCAGCGTGGCGGGTGAGGATGATGACGGGGTTAACTGGTATGACAAAGTACCGTCTCATGTGAAAGAGCGTAACCTCGTCATCATGAAATCGATGTTCGGGGGCAAGGCCGGAGAGTACTGGAGTATTCCTCTGCCTTACGGGTACAACGTTTTCTTCCTGCTCGGGCATACTGCTGAAGGTGTGGCGGCAGGTGACCTGACGGCGTCCCGTGCTGCCGGTAATGTTGTCGGTGGTATCCTGGGGGCATTCAGTCCTGTGGGCAGTGAAACGTCGGAAACACTGTCCGGGGCATTGCTGAAAAATGCAGCGCCGACCATTCTGCGTCCGTTTGCGAACCTTGCCATGAATGAAAACTTCATGGGGGCGCAGATTTACCAGGAGAACATGCCGTTTGGTACACCAAAACCGGACAGCCAGCTGGGAAGACGTTCAACGCCAGAAGCGTACAAGGCGTTTGCATCCTGGCTGAATGCGTTCTCTGGTGGCAGCCAGTACCGTCCCGGCGCGGTGGATATCACACCGGAATCGCTGAAATACTGGGTGGACTATATCTCTGGTGGTACAGGGCGCTTCATTTCCAAAACCACGGATGCGGCGGTGAAATCGCTGAACGGTATTGATATACCGGAGCAGCAGGTGCCCTTCCTGGGGAAAATTTCAGGTGAGGTGATGCCGTATGCTGACCAGCAGAAGATGTACGACCGGATGACGGAGGTCGCGCAGTATCACGCAGAGCTGAAGAGTCTGACTGGTGCAGAAAGAACGGCGTTCATTGACGAGAACAACGGAAAATTGTCGATGAACGGGCTTATGCAGGATACCCGGAAGAGACTGAAGGATTTGCGTAAACAGCGTGATGCCATTTACGCCGACAGTACTCTCAGTCTGGCGCAACAGTCGGCGATGGTGAAATCGGTAGAGCGGGATATGAAAATTGCCGTGGATCGGTTTAACCGCGAGTACAACAAAAAAGTGGGAGTGGAGTAAAGAACATGCCCCGTACGGAAGTGCGGGGCTGATATAAAGTCACGCAGGTAAATATTGTAGATGAACTGAACAGTTAAATTCGGATAATGTTGTGATATTGATCAGAAATTACAGTGTAAGCAGATGTGAAATATCATGCCTTATGGGGGGGATTTTTCTTATTTCAGTCCCTCCGTTGCTCCATGTCTCAGGAGTGAATACGCCAAGAATAGGGTAAGATAATTCCTGGTTGTTTAAAATTAAATATTATGATTTTTCTCAGAATATCCTCATGCCAGCCAAAACTAATCAGATTTTCTTTATGAATCTGAGGTGTGGCTACTGATACGTGTGCAAATAAATAATGAGGAATCATACATGGGTAACCGCTTGCTGCGAAGAGCTGTTTCTGTTGCTATCAGTGGAACGTTGTTGGGTCTTGGTGTGGGTGTGTCAGCTGCAGAAGATATGGCTGGGTTGGATGTATATAGCGTCGTTGTTGAAGCCGATGGTTGGACAAAAGAAAAATCACCTGTGTACGGTAGTATATATAAGGTCTATTACAATGAATCTTCTAACTGGGGAACGGTTCGCTATATCAGAGACGGGAAAAATGAAACTTTATTTAACTTTGACAATGAGGGGGATATTTATGTTGTGAATAAAGAACACTCAATAAGATATAAGGTGCATGAGCCTGTGTTGAAGGATTTTGCCCGAATGGCAGAAAAGCTTCGGACTGGCGATAAAGTAGGTCACAGACTGGATGAGGAAGAAGTTCGTCGCATTACGAATAAAGTTAATAATCTATCAAATACTATTATTAATCCTGAAGTATTAAAACAATCGGATTTCATCGCATCAGGACCACGTCCGGAAGGTGACAGTTTGGTTCAGGCTAGTGCGGCGGGCGAACTCGCTCTGGCTGTTGGAGAAGGTGCAGCGGCGGAGGAAAAGAATTCAACAGCTGTTGGTTCATGGGCTAGTGCTCATGGGAGACAGAGTACTGCATTAGGAAGTGGGGGGCAGGCTTATGCTGATGGTTCAACCGCGTTGGGAAGTTATTCTCATGTGGATGGTTCATCCGTTTATGGCGTGGCATTAGGGGACAGCTCTGTTGTGGGTGAAAATGCCCCCGAAGGCACTGCACTGGGAAGCAGAGCGGAAGTTTCTCATAGAAATAGTGTTGCTTTAGGGGCGAGAGCGCACACTACCCGTGATAATGAAGTTTATATCGGCTACGTAGAAGAAGCGGGCAAGGCTTATAAAACTCGTGTGCTTGGTGGCCTGAGTGACGGTACTCGTCCCTCAGATGCAGCAACCGTTCGTCAGGTTGACCGTGTAAAAGACAGTGTTGAGCAACTGGCTCAGGATACGAATACCCGCCTTGTAGTCGAAGCGAAAAAGTCTCGTGAATATACAGACTCCAGAACCACCGTTGGTGTGAATGCGGACGGAACCCTGACCAGCGCTGATGGCGCTACAAAAACGATTGCTGTTAATGACGGTCTCGTTGCTCTGTCCGGCAGAACAGACCGTATTGATGCTGCAGTTGGTAGCGTTGACCGCCGGGTTACTAAAAATACACAGGCTATTCAGTCCAATACTCGCCAGTTGCAGGAACATAATGCACGCCTGAACAGCCAGCAGCGTCAAATTCGTGAGAATCACGAAGAGATGAAGCGTGCAGCAGCACAGAGTGCAGCGCTGGCGGGGCTTTTCCAGCCGTACAGTGTGGGGAAATTCAACGCCACTGCTGCCCTGGGGGGGTACAGTGATAAACAGGCTGTTGCCGTGGGTGTTGGTTACCGTTTCAATGAGCAGACAGCAGCGAAAGCAGGTGTGGCAGCGAGTGATGGCGATGTGTCCTACAACGTAGGTGTGAACTTTGAGTTTTAATTGCTGACAGTGACATGAAGCATGACGGCAGGCGTGGAGTTTTGCCTGCCGTTTTTTCTCATGTGAGCATGAAACAGGTGACAGCGATGAAAGTGATTCTGGCGACCCGCAACCGTTATCTGGAGTATGGCCTGCAGCAGATGCTTGAGGGGTACAGGATAATACTGGCGAGGGAGTTTTTTACACCAGAGAACAGGAAGAGTGTACCGGCACATGATGAGTCATGGGTGATAATCTGTGATGCCCTCCTTGGCAGGCTGATGTGCTGCATGTTTCAGGGACGCCGTTATCTTCAGATTGATGCGGAAGATGTTACGGGGCGCCTGGAGACGTACAGGAAAATCCGGAATGGTGAGTGGGTACATAATACGTATGCGCGACCTCTGACGATGTCCGAGATGGTGGTGATGTTTGGATACGTGTACCGGGAGTCAAAGCCCTGCCATCTTGCCCGTGAAATGGGGATAAACACGAAGACGGTGAACACCTTTCTGTATATGGGACTTGGTAAAAATGGTCTTAAGTACAGGAGTGTGAAGCACCTGGTTGGACGTGCGTAGCCGGAATGCATATTCGTGAGTCGGGTAATGAGAGTGGAACGGTGGCAGTGAGAATGGAACAGAAAAAAATCAGATGCGGAAAGCGGAAATACACAGCGGGTGCGATGTGCTTCATGCTGTTTGTATGGCTGGGGGGTGTGGTGACATTCTGTGTGCTGGCCGCTCTGATAATGAGGTGAAAACGGAAGAGAGTTTACTTCCTTAATTCGAACTTTCTGATAACTGAGAACTTGTTAAATGCCTGTGGGTTTATGTATTTAAATCAATTGGTTAATGGTGATTTTATCTTTATCAGTCAAAGTTCGTTTTAGTATGATGATTGTGCCCGCTGTTTATTGTTGTCCGGGAGAAAATACAGGGAATCCAGGGGATGAACAAAATATACTCACTCAGAGTTAATGACAGAAAAGAACTGGTTGCTGTACCGGAAACGGTGGGGGGCAGGAAAAAGTCGTCCGGCATTCCCGGTGCGGGGATGCTTTCCCGTCTTCTTCTGGCCTCAGGAGCCGTTGCCGGCGTTCTGTTTTCTTCTCCTGCGCTGGCATCCGTTGTCGGGAATACTCTGCCATGGCAGACCTACAGGGATTTTGCTGAAAACAAAGGGGCGTTTCATGCCGGGGCCACAAATATTCCTCTTTATGGTAAGAATGGGGCTGTCAGTGGGCGGCTGGACAAGGCTCCGATGATGGATTTCAGTGTTGTGGACCAGATACTGGGGGTGGCAACACTGATTTCTCCGCAGTATGTGGCGGGGGTTAAGCATAACGGCAGCTACAATACGGTGCGTTTTGGTTATGCGGACGATACGACATATCGCCTTGTTGACCGTAATGAGCACTGGCGTGATTTTCATACTCCCCGGCTGAACAAACTGGTGACAGAAGTTGCCCCGGTGAGCGTCACGGATGCCGGAACCGGCAAGGGGGTATACCAGAACCGCAGTCGTTATCCGGTGTTTTATCGTATGGGGAGTGGAACGCAGTACACCGGAGCTGCTTCCGGTGCGCTGACCAGAATAGCGGATGCTTACGTCTGGAGGACTGGAGGGACGGTGGGAAGTCCGGTCATTTCTGACTGGAGTCTGGTGTCAAACCCGGGAAATCTTTACCAGGGTGTTAATGGTCCGCTGGCGTCTTACGGGACATCAGGAGACAGTGGCTCACCGCTTTTTGCCTGGGATGCGGTGAAGAAGCAGTGGGTATTTGTTGCTGTACTTCATGGTTATGCCGGTGAGAACGGGAAGACGAACTGGTTTACGGTGATTCCTGCAGGGGATGTGAATAACACGATAAAGCAGGACAGTTCAGGCACCGTCGTGCCGGCAGTTGCCGGTGGTGACATTGTGTGGAATTACAGTAAGGGAAGCGGAGAGGGAACCCTTTCTCAGGACGGGAAGGTATGGAAGATGAACGGCTTCAGGGGAGGGAGTCTGAATGACGGGAAAGATATCACCTTTGGGGGTAAGGGCACGGTTGTTCTGAAGGATGATGTTGTCCAGGGGGCGGGTTCGCTCACGTTTAATGGTGATTATACGGTCAGACCGGAAGGGAATCAGACCTGGGTGGGCGGGGGAATCATCGTGAACGACGGGCACCGTGTTGACTGGATGGTGAACGGACTTGCGGGAGACGCACTTCATAAAATTGGTAAGGGAACACTGGTGGTGGCCGGCAGTGGTGAAAATCCTGGCACCCTGAATACGGGGGACGGAACGGTCATTCTGGCACAGAAGGCTGATGCTGCAGGCAGGGTCCGGGCATTCAGTGAAGTCAGTATTGTCAGCGGACGACCAGTTGTGGTGCTGCAGGACAGTCATCAGATTGAAGGGGACCGCATTCGCTGGGGATACCGGGGAGGTACGCTTGATATCAACGGAAATGACATAGCCTTCAACCGCCTGGCTGCGGCTGATGAGGGGGCAGTACTCACAAGCCGGGCGCGTCCTGCCACAGTCCGTCTGGATTTCAGCCAGTCAGGGCAGAAGGCCGTGATGTGGCATGGTCATTTTACCGGTAACCTCAGCGTCCTGAACAACACGTCATCTGCGGTGGATTTTATCATGGATGGCGGAGCGGATATATCCGGCAGTTTTACACAGCAGGGCGGGGGACTGTATATCCAGGGGCATCCGGTTGTTCATGCTGTCAGCAGTGAGGCGGTTGCGACTGCATTGCGAAAGCAGGGTGATAATTCTGTTCTGACGCAGCCGGTATCATTTGCTCAGAAGGACTGGGAGAGCAGAACGTTCAGCATCGGTCAACTGAAACTGAAGGGGGCGGCATTCAGCCTTTCCCGCAATGCGACACTGACGGGAGATATTGATGCTGATAATGCCACCATGGTGCTGGGAAGTGACTCGCTATATCTGGATATGAAGGACGGCACGGGGAGCAGCAGTGCGCCGGTTAAGGGGACGTCTGCCGTGGGCGGTGCATCCGGTAGCAGTACATTTCGCGGGAATGTGAATATGCGTCATTCTGCCCTGACGGTCCGCGACCATTTTACTGGCAGTATAACGGCATCGGACAGCCGGATAGCTGTGAGTTCAGAGAATGTGCGTCTGGAAGGGAATTCCCGCCTGACCTCTTCTGCACTTACTGTCAGTGACGGCGGGCGTTTACATGTGAAGGGGGGACTGGAGACAGATGGTGGTGTGGCACTGGACAGAGGAACCCTTTTGGTGGACGGGGGAAGTGTCAGGAATGATGTATATGAACGTCTGCTGGCCTGGTCAGAGGAGCGTGGCGGGCTGAACGGAAGCGGTGAGTATGATTTTATGACGGGGGCAGCTGGTCTCCTGCGGAGTTATGTCAGAGGGAGTGCAGGTAATGTGAATCTGCAGAATGCGGCCTGGATGATGACGGGAAACTCATCCGTGAAGCATCTTGAGTCATCGGGAAGTGCTCTGTATTTCAGCAGGCCGGGCGGGGAGTTCCATACCCTGACGGCAGGCAGTATGGATATCAGCGACAGTGTTCTGGTGATGCGGACGGACCTTAACCACTCAGACCAGCTTCGGGTGACAGAATCGCTGCGGGGTAAGAATAACCTGTTGTTGGTTGATTTTACTGAGCGTTCTGACGGGCAGAAGGCGCTGAATATCCCTCTGGTGACGGCGCCGGCCGGTACCGGTGCGGATGTGTTCAGTGTGAAAACGCGTGATACCGGCTTCAGTCATATCACACCTGTTGTCAGGGCTGAACAGGGGACGGGCGGCACGGCCTGGCAGCTGAATGTTGTGCAGCCGGAAACTGCCGCAGAGCCTGTGGCGACGCGGCAGGATGCAGAGACGCCGAATCCTGTGGAAGCTGTATCACCGCTCCCTTCACCGGTTTCTGCTCCGTCATCGGCTCCGGAGGCGTCAGTGACGGATGTACTGACCGGAGAGAATGCGGGGGAATCAGGTGAGTACCGTGATGAGACCCGGTGGCTGCTGACAGGATACCGGAGTACGGTTAATAGCTCCGCGGTCAGGGATGCGGGGATGCTGATGTCAATGGGGCACCGTAACTTCATTAATGAGGTCAACAACCTGAACAAACGTATGGGTGACCTGCGGGACATCAACGGCGAGGCCGGTGCATGGGCCCGTATCATGAGCGGAACCGGCTCTGCCGGCGGTGGCTTCAGTGACAACTACACGCACGTTCAGGTGGGTGCGGATAAAAAACATGAACTGGACGGTCTGGACCTCTTCACCGGGGTGACCATGACATATACCTACAGCAACGCCGGCAGCGACACCTTCAGTGGTAAAACGAAGTCAGTGGGTGCAGGTCTGTACGCTTCAGCCCTGTTTGATTCCGGGGCCCATATCGACCTGATTGGTAAGTATGTTCACCATGATAATGAGTATACGGCGTCCTTTGCCGGACTCGGCACAAAAGACTACAGCTCTCATTCCTGGTATGCCGGTGCTGAAGTGGGTTACCGCTATCATGTCACAGAGGATGCCTGGATTGAGCCACAGGCGGAACTGGTCTATGGTGCTGTATCCGGTAAACAGTTCAGCTGGAAGGACCAGGGGATGAGCCTGTCCATGAAGGACAAGGACTACAATCCGCTGATTGGCCGTACCGGTGTGGATGTGGGTAAATCGTTCTCCGGTAAGGACTGGAAAGTGACGGCACGTGCTGGTCTTGGCTATCAGTTTGACCTGCTGGCGAACGGAGAAACGGTACTGCGTGATGCATCCGGAGAGAAGCGTATTAAGGGCGAGAAAGACGGCCGTATGCTGATGTCTGTGGGTCTGAACGCAGAGGTCCGTGACAACATCCGTTTTGGTCTGGAGTTTGAGAAATCAGCCTTTGGTAAGTACAACGTTGATAATGCTGTCAACGCCAGCTTCCGTTATTCATTCTGACGGTTGTTACTGAAGGGGATTATGGCCTGACGGCTCCCTGTAAATAAAGACAGGCACAGAAGATTGTGAGTTACTCAGTGTTCCACCAAAAAGTAAGGTCGCAACTCTGTGCCTGCTTCGTAAGTGTGCAGTGAGGGCCATATGGTTATAACTGAAGCATCCGACGACGTGGTGTCTACCAGAGTGTCAGATATGCAGGAAAATATGAGTTCCGACAGAAATGCAGTAAAAAAAAGGAGTCTCGCACTCCTCTCCAGAAAACTCCAGGGCTGTAAGTTGTATTAA